TCAGTCGCCCTGAACGCCCGCGACAGCGCCGCCGAATAAGGCTTCAGCTCGTCTTCCGGCATCGGGCGCCGCGTCTTTGATCCAGCGTCCGTATCGTTGCTCGATCATCTTCAGGCTGATATGGCCCATCTGGCTAGCAACCCACATCGGCGGTTCGCCGGCCGACAGCATCATACTCGCGTAGGTGTGCCGAGTCTGATACGGTCGACGATAGCGCACCGCGGATTTTTCGATGGCGCGGTTCCACGCAAGCCAGATCACGTTGTCGCCGCTCCACGCCTCGCCGGTCCGGGGGTTTAGGAAGATCGAGCCGCCGATAAGCAGAGTGAATCGCTTCTGGTCGTCGAGGGCTGCGAGGGCTGGTTCGAGCAGCTTCACATTGCGCCGACTGCCGCGCGTCTTCGTGTCCTCGACCTTCTTCGCGACGCGAGCAGCTCGCGTCCGGGCACGTTGTACGCGAACGATTCCACGCTTCCAGTCGATGTCGCCCCACTGGAGGGCGATCAGCTCGGACGTTCGCAGGCCAGTCCAGAACGCAAACTGAAACAGATTCCTTTCTTGTCCGGCCATCGCGCCGAGAATCGCGGCCTGCTCCTCCGCGGTGAATGGATCGACATCGTCGTCTCGGCCTGGTGCTTCGTTTCGCTGGTAAGTCCACCCATACAAAACGTTTGTCTCGACGATCTCATCCTGCAAGGCTTCAGCGAGTGCCGCCCGGAAGACCGATAGCACGTTGGTCATGCGCTTATTGCCGAATTTCTGCTTCGCTGCCCATTCGCGCACGTGGGAACGACGTACATCGGACATCGTGAGGTGGCCGAATGCTGGTTTCAGTGTCCCTTTGATGATTTTCCTGTAACCCTCGATCGTGCTGGCGGCGAGAACATTCTCCTGCCGGTCGAGCCACGTGTCGAGGAACGACTCCACCAGCAGAGCATCGCCTTGCCGTTCGACGAACCGAGCTATCCGTTTCGACTCCGGGAAGGAAACTCGGTAGTCGAACGTTCCGTTTGCGATCGCGGTGCGAACCGCGCCGAGAAAATTGGCGGCTGCTTTTAGGTTAGCGGGAGTGGGCTCGAGGCGGATGCGCTCGCGACAACGGACGCCCTTATAGGTGAAGGTGACTTCGATCGAACTGCCACTAATGGCGCGGACACCCGTGCCGTTTCTACCCATCTTTCATACCCCTCAATATCAATTAAAATGCGCCCGTCCGGCGCCTTCACCCACAGTTGACCTTCTAGCCACACACCGTCGCGGCGTTTGGATTTCACTGCGTCTTCCGTATAGCCGGTCATTTCACAGAACTTGAGTACCGTGACGTACCGGGATGCGAAGGCGGCGATCATTGCCACGTCTCCCTAAATCTGATCTGTGTGCGGTCATCGAACCGGTGAGCGCTCGACGGCCTTTTGACGCACTGCCGTTTCGGGCCAAATCGGTCCATTTTTCTGCTGTTGCTCATGCTAGGATTTCCTGAATTTCGATTTCAAAACTTATGGGGATGGCTGTGGCGTTCGAGACGATTAAGGCGTGCGCCGAGTGCACCGAACTGCACGGGCAACCGTCGACCATAAAGCCGAAGCATCTCGTGATGGTCGGTGCAGGCGTGTTCCAAGGCGAATGTCGAGAAGAGCACTACGAGTGCTCGACGTGCGGTGCTGCGTTTGCTCGTGTTTTGACGGGCGAGACAGCATCCCGCGTATGGCTTGTGGTGAATTCAATCCAGCACTGACGCCCGCGCGCGTCGCGCCGTCAGATTCATGAAACCCGGGAGTGCTACGATCTCCCGGTTAGTTTCATGATCTGATTCAAATGAAGCATTTGTTCACGATGCGCGGCTATCACGTCGACTGCGCTCCGCGCGCGACGGAAGGCGGCCAGTTCGCTGCTCAGGTGACGTTCACCTACATCGGCTACAACCCAGAGGCGTCGTTCAAGAATCTCGGGGCTTACGAAACCGAAGAGGCGGCCGTCGAACGGGCGCGGTCGTTCGCCGTTGAATGGCTCGCGCGTTACGGTTGAGGCAGGCTATGCTCGAGCGATTCACGTACCGCGGCTACGACGTTGAGATCGAGGCGATCGAGCGTGAGGGCGATGCGCTTGGCCCGCGCGTGCTCGTGAGCATGTCGATCGTCCGCGCGCGATGGCGACGTGCGATTTCTCGAGGCTCCGATTCGCATGCTACCGGCCGGCGTGACGATTGCGCACGAACTGGTGATTGGGTTCCGACGAGACGAGGCTCGACGACGAGTAGATGGCGCGACAGTTGGGTAACGCTTCAATCGCATCTTCGCCGTCGAGGATCGCGTACGCCGTGAGGCCGTTGTGGCGGATCTGAAGTTCTCTCGTGCTCGGGTCACTCGCAAAACAAGGGGACTGTGATGGCTACGGAAAACTTTTCGATCGGTCGACACAATTTTGCAATTTCCACAGTGCCGGTTCAGGGTGGCGGCTGTACGATCTCGGTTGTCCACCGCTTTGAAGACGGAGCCGCGACCGTCGAGACCCGTCACGATAGCGAGTTCGTCTACGAGACTGACGAGCAGGCGCTTGAACAGGCGCGTGTCCTTGCTCGCCAGATTGCGGCACGACGTTTGTAGTGACCGGCCGATCATCGCACCTCTGGGAATTCGTCATGCGTGCGGCTGTCGAGCAGGCGGCCGGTGGCGCGCTTGCCTGCGCGTTGCATCCAGCAATCGCTGCCGCCGCGTGCGCCGAGCCGCTGACCGCTTTCTCCGACGTCGGTGATCCGCCGACGTGGCGCGTTGTCGGCAAGCGGGTAGCCCATACTCTCTGGACCCCGCGGACACCATTCGCCCCATTGCTTGAACAGGAACGGGACACTCGCGGTTGCGCACTGGTCCCGCAGCGATCTGGCCCAGGCGGGGTGCATTGGCCGCGCGCCGGGGCCGCTTTCGCCGCCGGCGATTACCCAGTCGACACCTCGCAGCCCACGAGAGGGTGCGTCTACGATGTTCCCATTCATGTCCGACCAGAGAGCCCCGCTCGACGCCAGATCCACGGGCCCAAGTAGCGGCTCCATCGACAGGAAGCGCACGCGCGCGGGTACTGCGAGCAGCTTCGGGATGTCGCGGTCGGCCTCTTCCTGGTTGACGATCGTCGCGCCGAGCCAGACGTTATCCGGCAGGCGATCGAGCCCGATCTCGCACAGCATTGCCGCAGCGTTGCCGATCCGTTTCGTCAGCAGTAGCCAGTCGAGATTCTGCGTGTCTCCGATCAACCTGAACAAGTCCATGCGCCATGCGGGCGGCACAGCGTTGTCGAATACATCGGAGAGCGACGCGCAGAATATGCGCTGGCGGCGGTCGTGCTTCGCGAAGAACTCCCCGTGACGTGCATTCCATCGCTTCGGATTGTTCCAGGTGGACGCGGCCGTGCGATGGCGCGGATTGCCAGCGCCCCAAACCACGCGAAGTGCCGTGCTGGCGCGCTCGCGCTCGGCATAGCAGTGGTCGCAGCCGGGAGATATCTTCGTGCAGCCGATCCACGCATTGAATGTGTGGTCGCACCATTCGATTTTGCTGTTCTCGCTCACGATTTGCTCCCTTGGGTGCGGGCGGCGTCGAGGGCGCATTCCACCTCGTCTACATCTGGCGGCGGCTCATTGCCGCTGCGCCAGCGCTCACGTAGTTCAAGCGCGTACGTAGCCGCATCGACATACCATGCTCGCTCCCGCAGCCAGCGATAGCGCTCTGCGCAGAGCTTGTCGTCATCCGTCACCTCGGAGCGCGGCTCCGGCTGGCTCGGATGGGGGGCGAGAATTGCTTCCAGTTCTTCCGCAAGCTTGTACTGGCAGGAATGTCGGGCCTCGTCTGCTGCGCGGCTGATCACCTGACATTCGCTGACCGTCAGCGCGTCGTTATTCGGCATGGTCGACTTCCCTCACTTCTTTGATGAAGTCGGCGGCATCCTCAGACGACTCGAAGAAAAATGCCTTATTCGTTCCGCCGTCGTAGACATGCGCCCATTTCTTCAGACTCGGCTCGTAAGCCTGCACGCTGTACTTCGGCTTGAGCGTGTTCATGTCAAGCCACGGATGAGTGCGCATTCTCCATTCCGGGCGCACGCTGCTGCGCGCGATTCCAAGTTGCCTCTTAGCCATGGCTGGCTCCCTCGGCAGTTGACTTGCCGCAAAACGGGCAGTAGCTGGAAATGACCGGAATCAGCTTTCCGCGCGTGAATCCTTTCGCCTGCGCGACGATCTTGAACTCGGTCTTGTGGATCACGCGTATCGAATTGTCAGACATGGAGAATCCGGCCGATTGGCAGTCGGCCGAAGCGTCCACGCCGAGTTCTTCGCTGTAGCGTTTGGCCAGTTTGATCTCGATCTTGCTTATGCAATTGCAGTTCATGATTTGTCGGCTCCATTGAGAAGGGCGCGGAGCACACAGGCATGGGCATTTAACATGCGCGCCTCCATTGTCTTGGCTGCAAACTCGATTGCCTCGCGCTGGCTGTTCGTCAGGCTCGCCACCCTCGCGGCGGGCGGGGCGGTGTAAAGAGGTTGCTTTTCGTAATCGCGGTCGCAGACATGGACGGGGTCTCCATCGCAATAGCACCAGTTATCGCCGCTCGTTCGATAGCGCCACGCTGCCGCCTCTCCCGCATCGGCGGGGGCCAGCGGACCGCAAGCGCCAAGCGCTTTTCCGTCGCGCAGTCCGGCCGCATAGCCCTTGTTGCTTGCCGCGATCAGTTCAGGATCGTCGCGCTCGCGCGCCTCTGCCGGTGCGTCGGCCTGCGCCCTTCGTGCGCCAAAGGTCGGCATACCTTCCTGCGCATCCCGCTGGCAGGCACACGGACTCGTTCCGCTGTCGCCCTCGATCACCCCTTCGCCGTCGCAATGCGGGCATTCCGCCGCATGGGCCGGTGCGTCGGCCTGCGCGGGTTGCGGGGCGGCGTCGGTTACGGCAAGGAGCACAAAATCTCGCCATAGGGAAAGTTCCGGCGATGCAGGCTTGGGCTCGACTCGCAGGTACTTTTTTGCGAGACCGATCATCGCTTCGTCGTTCGCCCAACCGTCGCCTAGAGTATGGACATCGGCTGACAACGCTTGGAGGGCGGCGGTCACTCGCTCCGCAGCGGGCGATGCTGCTGCCCGGTGATGCTTTGCCAATTCCGCGCACTGGCGGCACACACCATCGCCGTTCTCGTACACGCATTCGTGATCTTCCGTCTCACCCTCCGCAGCGGGCGATGCTGCCTCTGCGTGAGCGGGTTGAGGGGCGGCTGCAATACCTGCCAGCTCATTGAGGACCGCGCGACGTCGATCGGTTCCCTTGAACATCTGCGCCACTTCGACAAGCACACGGCGCTGTTCGTCTGTCAGGCGCACCGCCTCCGCAGTGGGCGATGCTGCCGCGCGTGCTTCTTGCCATGCATCCCGCAACCGCTCGACTGCACTGATTTCCGGAAAGCGATCACACCACGCCTCGAACGACACCGCCCGTTCGTCGGCCGGCGCTGCCGACGGCTCGCCATCACCCGATTCGAGATAGAAGCACCCAGCGTCGTTGCACGCCTGCGCGGTAGTCGATCCGCAGCGCTTACACGCGTCGTCGGCCGGCGCTGCTGCGGGCTGCTCGACAGGGGGTGCGGCGAGGGCCGATTCTGCGCGTTCGAGGCGGTCGAGGAGCGCAAGGATCGTCGCTGGCTTCGCGGCTCGGAAATACGCCTCGGCCGCCCCCGGTTCCGTGCCGACACCGTAAAACTGCACGCCGATCGCCACATGGTCGTAATTGCAGTAATCCGATTCGAACGGAATGCAGCCTTCGCCTTCGCATGCGGGGCATGTGATATAGCTGCCATCAGGCCGGCTTTCGATTCGTTCTGCGCCGTCGATGTCCTGCGGCGTAACTGCGCGCGCAGCCAGTTTCAGCGTCGCGATGTGCTCGTCCGTCAGCGCATCAGCGCGGCTCTGTTGTTGGTCGTTCATGGTCGAACCTCGATTCAAGACGGTTTGCGGATCTCGACCGCACACGGCGTGGTCATCACTTCGTGCAAAGCCGCTTCAAGCCATCCCATGACCCACTCATCGCCCACGACGCTTCGAAGCAGTTGGTAAGCGGACAGCAGCGACGCGGACAAGTAGGAGACCTTCTCTGATTCAGTCATCGTGGCGATGCCGTTGCGGGTGTAGTCGTCCAACACGAGCTTTATCATCCGCATATCTTCGGCTTTCTCGGCGTTGCCGTATGGCGCGTCAGCGCAGCTCTTCTCGGGTTGCGCTGCCTCGTCATGGGCGATGGGCCGGGCAGGATGGGCAATCAACACCTCGAGTAGCCCATTCGCTGCATCTGCGTCTTCGGCACCGCGGCCGCGAAGGCGGTCTTCTGCGCGTTCGATCAACCCTCGCTGCTCGTCCGTCAGCGCCGCCGGAGTAATGAGCTGCGCCTCGGTGCTCGCGTTCGTCGATTTCTTCATCACGCTCAAAGTTCCTCCAACAGCTTGTCGATCGGCTTGCGCGATTGCAGGACGACGAGAGCCATTTGTCTCTTACCTTCGTCGAACCCCGCCCGATAGGCGGCTTGTTCTGCGGGTGTGCGCCCGGTAGGCTCCGTTGTATGCCGTGTGCGATCGCGGCGCACCTTGGGGGGAATTGCACGTGCAAATAGCGCGTGCGGGCCGTCTTCGGTGTCGTAGATCTCGAGCAGCACCCAACCTTCGCCATCGGGTGGCGTCGGCGTCCATGCGCTGCAACCGGCGTCAGCGCGCTCGTAGTACTGCTCGTAGCTTTCGGCATCGACGTCGGATTCCATGCTGATGAATGCCGATTCGATGCCGAACGCTTCAAGGAACCTGTCGACGCGTACATCCTCGTCGCAGAGGGGAAGCTCGGGATGCGTCAGCCAGCCTTGTTCGTCGCGCTGGATCTCGCGCGGTGCGAGCAGCTTTGCTCGCAGCCCTTCGAGCGAAACGAAGCTGTCGAAGAGCGATTCCCGTGTCGCGGTCGCGAGGTCGAGCCGAAGAGCCTTTGCTTGCTTCAGTACCTCGTCGCGCTGCGGAGACTCAGGCAGCCTGTCGACAGCGCCGACAAGCTCGAATGCGTACTGCGTCAGGTTCACGATGCCGTTCGCGCGCGGTGTCGTCTCATTCGTCATGTCGTGCCTCCGTTCAATAGTCGCGGCCGGGGTAGTAGGTATTGATGCTGTTCTCGTCGCCGTCGATGATCAGCCTCGTGCCGGCGGCATAGAGCTGGAAAAGGCGGCGCTTGAAGCCATGCATGGGGCCGGCAAACAGCGTTTTGCTCGGGTCTTTTTGATCGATCTGAACGCTGTACACCCGGCCGTCGTGGACGTCGATCCGATACGGGCATTTGTAGTATTCGGTGTTGCTCTCCTTGTCCAGGTAGACGTGGTAGAACTTCGAACTGGCGAGACCCTCTTCGCGAACAATCAGCGTGATCCGATCCGACTCATCGCACGAGCACGGGAGGTACTGGCGATTGGTATGCTCGTCCTTGATGAATTCATCGACGAGTTGCGAGAGCTTGATTTCGGCCGGTGCGGGCGCGAGCAGCTCCTTCATTTGCTTCTCGATCTGCGTTTCGATTGTCGCGTTCAACTGCGCGTCGACCTGCTGTCGGATGATCTTGAGAATGAGGTCGTTGTATCCGGGCAGACCAAGGTTATGCAAATCGACTTGCAGCGCGGTTTTGACGTGCTCTTTCAATTGCTCGCCGAAGGTCGAGTACGAGCGGAGTTCTTCGTCGAGGATCGAGGTGATCGTCTTCGTCAACTTTTCTTCGATCGCCTTCTCGATCGCGCCGGCCGCGACGATGTTCGAGAAGGCAGTGGAGACGGCTTGTTGCAGTTCTTTCATGGCTTGGCCCTTATGCACGTCATTGGAATTCGAAAAAGGTGCTGGTCCGTACAGGCACCAGCTCAAGCAGGGGTTCAAGGGCGGACACTCAGCGCTCGCATAAGGCAGCGTTGCATGAGTGCTTGGCATCAATTTGAGGGAATGGCGGGACCCAACCGCCACCGCCGAGCGTCCGCTTTTGAATCTCCGCAGAGGAAAAAGAGGGTGCCGAACTGGCCACCCTTAAAGGCCGCCCATATCCGAGGGGAGAGCCGGGCGCGCGCTCAGAATTTCGTTACTTGATCTGGACGAACGGGACGCTGCTCGAGCCCATGTACTGGGGGAGCTTGCCGTCCCATTTCTCGATCGCCATCTGTTGCAGGATTTGGCTGTTCTCGCGTAGTGCTTTCGCTTTCACCTCGAGCGCTTCGGCCTCGCCCTTGGCGATCGCGACTTGCTTTGCCGCGTCCGCCTCGGCTGCACGCAGTTCGTTCTCCTTCTGCTGCGCGATCTGCGTCGCTGCGATCTTCCCGTTGATCGAGTTCATGACCTGCTCGGGGAGGCGCATCTGATTCACGAAATAGACCTTCTCGACACTGATTCCGACCTTCGCGGCGTTCGCCTTTACCTCGTCCTCGACGCGCTGCTGTAGCGCCGCCTTGCCCTTGCCGTAGACGTCCTCGACCGCCATCGACGCGCCAGCGAGATTCAGGGCGTCGCGCACGATCGCGCGCAGGTAGACGCCCGTGATCTCATCGACTCCGCGCCGATACTTCTGGAACACCTTGGGCGCGTTCTCACGCGGGATCGCGTAGCTCACGCCGATGTCGGTGTTGACCGACAGCCCCTCCACCGTCTGGAACGTGAACGACTCGTCGGACTTGCCAGCTTTGTCCCACACGTAGGACTGCGTGAACGTCGGGAAGATGAACATGTCGACGTTGGGCCCGTTGAAGTAGCGCCCGGGCCCCTTCACTTCGACGTTGACGCCGCGGTCGTCGCCGTAGCGTTGCACCTTCACACCGACGTAGCCGGCCGGGACGTTATCGCAGCCGGCCGCGAGGAACATCGTCGGCGCGAGGATCAGAATCAGAAACAGGCGTTTCACTTGGTCTCCTTGAAATGAGGGGGGGTGAACTTCACAAAGGCGGCGGCATACGCCAGCCACACGAACGGCACGGCGAGCAGGGTGATGCTGCTGTCCTGATTCACCAGCCACGGGGTGACGATCGACAGCAGCACGAGAAACAGCACGGCCGCGACGATGAGCTTCGAAGCGGTTTTGATTGGTATCTCCGGTAAAAAATGGCGGGGCGCGCATACGGGCCGCCCCGCCGAAAAGCCGCGCTTATCCGAGAGGAAATCCCGCGCGCGGCGGGCGGGGAACTGCGGTGAGGGGCTTACGAAAGCCACAAAGAAGCCACGTGTCCGGAGCGCTGGAATTCGTGTGGATATGGGACAAGTCGTCGTGCTACGATTCGCACCAAATAAAGCGGGGGGTGCGATGAAGAAGGTCTGGCAATGGCTCGAGGTCGGCTTCGCGCTATGTGCGCTCGGCCTTGTAGTAGCGTTCCTTAGCTGTGCGTTCAGGGCTCACAGCGAAGGGGCTGCCGCATGGGTGCAAGCGGTGGGTTCCATCGGTGCGATAATTGCTGGCTTCGCTACCGTTACCTACCAATTACAAGCTCAGGATCGACGTCGCATCGCGGACGAGCAGCAACTTTCCAAAGAGCGCTTTGTGCAGGTCACATTGCTGGCTCACGAAGCTGCTGAGGCGATCGAACACCTGGTAACGCTGCTGTCTCCCGAGACATTTGAGAAGTACGGAAATGAGGATGTGAGTGTGCGGCGTCGGTTGTCAGCCAAGGTTATACAAACACGCAGGAGGATTGACGACGTCAGTTCATCCATTTCAGACCTTGTGAGGTCTAGTCAGATTCAACTTGGCCACGTTGAGCTTCTACTTAGGCTGCAACGAAATCTGCACAAGGTAAGGGAATCGCTAGCGGGCATCGAAGATCCGTTTACGGATATGTATCTCGATGAATTTGACCTTGTGCCGCTTCTAACCGATGTGAAATACGTTCGTTTCTTTGCCATGCACAAATCGATTGGCTGATTTCACGGCAGGGCGTCCACTTATCTCTGATGTGCTTCAACATAGCCAAGCCGATAGCAGATCGTGGCGGCGCGGGGAGCGCGGCCGAGCGCTCGATCGTTCCAGCCGCGGATGTAGTCGCTGATCATTTGTGGTTCCATCGTGTCTCCGGTCTTGCAAGGTTTCAGGCGTCGCCTCGAACTTCTTGGACGCCCACTGCGATTAGGTTTTGCGCGATTTCGCGCATCAGATGCTCAACGAGCGCACCGCGAGGCATGCGGCGCAGCTCGAGCAGGTTCTTTGCGGCTTGGCTCACGATCGGCTCCTAGACCTTGAGTCCGATCGACCGTAGAAAGAGGCGTCGGTCGTATTCGAGCTTCAACCGGGCCGCGTGCCGCATAGCATGGGCGCGGCCGATGTTCTCGCTGTACCGATGAGATAGGCCGAGTACCGCCCACGTCTCACGGCTCGCGTTTGCGCTGACTTCGAGGTCAGCTGCTGCGTTTTCGAGCCACTCGACCGACACGGTCGGCAGCTTCCGTTTCGATTCCACTGGATCTCCTTTCGAAGGGGCACGATCGCGATCCTCGTTTCCCCTCATGATTTAGTAGTCCGAATTCAATACAACGATCAGGGCGTAACACCAATCGATCTGCTTCCTTGTCAGTTTTCATGGGATGGGGCCACTGCCGCGACTTCCGGCTTCGCTTTCCCCTCCGAACGACAATCCGGCTATCTCGCGAACCGCCATGTGCGTCGCGACCAACTCCGGCGTCCTCTGGCTCCCTCGCCGCGGCCAGACCACGTCCGCATCGGCAGGGCCCCATCTCATGAAAGCTGAGTGGTGTCGGGCGCTACCCCGTTTTTCGGCTACACCGTAGAGCCGACCGGTTGCTCCCTTGCGGGTCCCGGTACGCTGGCACTCTTAAAGATCGATCCGCCGGAGCGGTGCAGCGAGCAAGGCTGCGGTATGGATCGAAGAATAAACAAGAGTTTATCAAGAGTCAACAAAAGTTTGTGTCTGTGTGGGAGGGCAAGTTCGACCGCGTGTGGCGAAGACGCGGATCAGCCTGTAAATTCTTGGGAGGAATTGGACGCAATCATGAAAATTCAACCTCTCCCACCTCTTCAGTGCCTTGTTTTCTTCGACGCAGCCGCAAGACACGGCAACTTCACGCGAGCAGCCGAGGAATTGAATGTGACGCAAGGCGCGGTTAGCAAACAGGTTGTGAAGCTCGAGACGTTTCTTGGGACAACTCTCTTTGTCCGAGATGCCAAGGCCTTGCATTTGACTCGCGCGGGCCAGCAGTACGCTGATCGGGTGCATGCGATTTTGGCCGACTGTGTCGAGGCAACTGCACTTGTGATGAAGGAGCAGACTCCGCACAGCCTTACTATTGCGTGCGCGTCCGGCACTGCAACATTGTTTTTGGCGGATCGGATTGCCGAGTTCAGCGCGGAGCATCCGGAAGTCTCCGTGCGAATTCTTGTTCGAGAAGGCGTGTTCAATTTGAACGCGGCCGAATTCGACATTGGCGTCTACTACATTCGCGACGTTCCTCCCCCCGGCATTGCTGGAACGGCGATCATCGCGGAGGACGTTCACGCATACTGCGCGCCGACGTTTCTCGCGGGGCGCCGCGTGCCTCCCCAGGACTTGATGGAGGCGACTTTACTTGTTGCGGAGGAACAGCAGCGTCAGTGGATGGGATGGCGAGATTGGTTTCGCCTGACTGTCGGCGAAATCGGGTTTCGTCCGGCTCGAACTATTTCTGCGAACAGCTACCCAGTACTGCTGCAACTGGCACTGCATGGGCACGGAGCAATTTTGGGCTGGAAGCATATGATCACGCCACTTGTTGAGAGCGGGAAGCTGATTTTAGCGTCGGATGCGCATGCAAGCTTCGGCGGCGCGTATCAGGTCATCTGGCCTGCGGATCGCCGAGACACGCCCGCGGTCACGATGTTTCGCGAGTGGCTACTGACGCATGTATAAGTCATACGATTGGTTCAATTTGCATCATTCCTTATGGTCAGGCTGCCCCGAGAATTTTTCATAGTAAGTAATTCGTAAATAGACGTAATATTTCGTGCGCGATCAAATCTTGTTTGATAGCCGTAATAACTCAATAATCCGAGGGCACGAAATAATGCAAACATCAACATACGCGCGCGAGGCCGCGCCGAGTGCGAGCTCCGACACGCATCGGAGAGCTGTAATCGCCGTCATCGTCGGAAATGGTTTCGAATGGTTCGATTTCATTTCGTATAGTTTCTTCTCAGTCATTATTGCGAAACTATTTTTCCCGTCGACGGACGACAACCTGTCTCTGTTGCTGTCGGTTTCGACGATTGGCGTAGGCTTCTTTATGCGTCCGATCGGTGGCATCGTGATTGGCGGAATTGCGGATAAAGTGGGGCGCCGAGCAGCACTTACGGTCACGATTGCATTGATGACCGCCGGGACGGCGATGATTGGATTCGCGCCGACATACAAAGATGCAGGGCTTGGTGCGCCACTGATGATTGTCGTCGCGCGTCTACTTCAAGGATTTTCGGCTGGAGGGGAAATGGGAGGTGCGACAGCGTATCTTCGCGAGCGCGTGCCGGCCGAGCGGCATGGATACTACACGAGCTGGATTCAGGCAAGTATCGGGTTCGCGATTATCCTTGCGTCAGTTCTTGCGGTGTTTATCGTGAAGTGCCTCGATGAGCAGCAGATCGAATCTTGGGGCTGGCGAATCCCCTTCCTTCTCGGACTCGGTCTCGGCCCGGTCGGGATTTATATCCGCAGTAGGCTGAACGACCCTGGCTTTCCCGCAGACGAGCGTTTGGGCGAGTGTGCGCCGGTCGTCGAGGTCGTCAGGAGCTTTTCGCGTGAGGCGCTTGTCGGATTTGGTTTAGTCGTCTTCTGGACGGTTTGCTCTTATGTCCTACTGTTCTACATCCCGACCTACGCTTCGAAGGTTCTGAAACTCCCGTCTTCTACGGGTTTCATCGCAGTGCTTGTCGGCGCGTCAATTGTTCTCTTCGTCACGCCTTTGATTGGACACCTTTCCGATCTGTTTGGGCGCCGCTGGTTCCTTGCGGGAGCGTTGCTCGTTGCGATCGTCGCGGCTTATCCGCTGTTCGCTATGTTGAATGCCGCACCAGGGTTGAAGTCGTTGCTCGTGTTCCAGGTGGTGTTCGGGCTCGTTATCGCCAGCTACGAGGGGCCAATCCTGGCGGCGCTTAGCGACATGTTTCCAGACGGGGTTCTGTCGACTGGGATTTCGATCTCGTACAACCTCGCCGTGATCACGTTTGGTGGATTCTCCGCCGCGATCATTACGTGGGCGATTGCGACCACGCACAACAACCTCGCGCCGGCATTCTACGTGATAGCAGCGGCCATCGTGAGCTTGATATCCGTGTCTCTCTGGCAACCTCGCAGGAAGTAGAGCCGATTGGGCGGGCCTCTCGATGGACGATGCCGAGAGGCGCGCACCCTGCGAACGTTCAATCAGACCTACGAGGTGGCCACTTGAAGAAATACAACAGGGAGTTTGCCGCGGGGGCGTTGCAGTCCGTGAGCCTCATTGCAAAGGATCTCGGGATTCTCGCGGCAGAGAGAATTCGACATTTACAAGCGATCTTCTCCGCGATTGATGCACTGTCGGATCGGTCGGATCAATCACGCATTACGAGCGACCTTGCGCGGTGCGGGAGATGGATTGCAGGGGATGTCTGCGGTGACATTGACGACGCCGTCGAGTCTATAGCGCAAACATTGCAAGACGTCCACTAACGATCGCCGCGAAAGGCGGCTATCAGGGCCGCGACTTTTTCTGCGTCCGCAATGGGCAGCTCGAGGAGGTCGCGGACGGCCTGCTGTATCGACTCAGGAGCAGCATCAAATCTCTCCTGAATCTTCACCTTCTTCCCCGCCCCGACAGGCGGTTTTCGCGATCGACGCAGCGCGTCAAGTCCCGCGCTGTCGAGGCGCGACAAATCGTCCTCAAGCAACACGTTCAAATCAACCCGGAAGTGTTTTGCTAGCTGTGGCGCAAGATCCGACCGGCTACTGTCGCGCTTTTCCAGCGCATAGATCGGCTGCTGTGATTCGATGCCGATAGCGCGCGCAAGGTCCGGACGGGTTTCGCCCGTCAGGGTGCGTAGTCGTGCGACGTTCTTTCCGAGTGCCATGAGCCGGACTCTATAAACAATTGTATATTCGATCAATAAACGAGAGTTGACTGACGATAAACTATGGTTTATCGTTCGCGCATGAACACTCCGTCGCAACTCTCACCATTCGAAACGTTGTGCCTCGCAGTCAGCCTTTGCGACTCGCAAGCCGACTTTGCGAGGAGGGTCGGCGTATCCCCCCAAGCTGCAAGTAATTGGATTAAGCGGGACCGCCGTGCGCCGATCGAAGCTTGTCCATTTGTTGAGCGCGCCGTTGATGATCCGCGCGTCGTGTGCGAAACGCTCCGGCCGGACTACCAAGGTTGGGTCGTCTTGCGCCAACTGATGCTGCGCGGCGACGAGAGCTTGCGGAAGCAGAAGGAGCTCGCGGGATGACGCCCTCGGGTTCAATGAAGTAAGGGGCGAAATCGCTTTCAGTTATTTTATCTTGTTTGGGTTAACGATATCCTATTGGGCATGCTGTCCCTTACGGGCCAGCGGAAGGAGTCAACGTGACAAATGCTAACGACAAGTGCGCTGTGACGATCGAGGCAAGTCCCATTGGAACGGGGCGCGTCTTGATTGATGGTGTTGAAGTCCGGTGCGTCCAGAGCGTCAACGCGCGCTTCCGAGCTGGGCAGGGGCCGGTAGTGGAACTGGGATTGGTCGCTGATGGCGGCACCCAGATCCACTACGACGGCGCGAACCTCTACGTCGAAGAAACTGCCATGCCCGCGGCACTCGAAATCGCTCTGTGGAAACACCTCGCGAAGAAGTACGGCCGCGAAATCGACGTTACAACGATGAGTTCGTCGACGCGCGATTACTGCCTCGTTGGCGACTAGATTCGCGTGATCTCGACGCCGCTTCGCACGAGTCGAAAGACATTTTCCGAGACGCGGTTCAGTGGCTCACCGTTCGAAAGTCGATATTCCTTGAGTTTTCGAGTCGCTTACCCAACAGAAGGAGACTTCATGAAGCGCATGTACGCGCGTTTCGTCCTGTGGCTGATTCGGCCGGCGCTCAACTTGCGGACTGAGCGCCAGAAAGCCACGGTCCGTTACTACGAGGCAGCTATCGGATCGACTGGGCCAAGTTGGAGAAGCCTTCGGAATACCGTTCAAACGACGACAGGACGCCATCGCCGGCCCGTTCGCTGTTGAGCAATGTCACACGAGCCACCTCAAGTGCTTGAGTGTGCTCCGTGATGAACCGATTGAGTTGATCTTTGGACATCGACCGAAGTAGAGCGTCAACGACTGCAAGAAGCGCCATGTTTTCGCCCTTCAGTTCGCAGATCCGGTCAGCCACGTCTTTTAGATCCTTCATGGGGGTCCCCGTATGGAAATGGTTGTGTGAGAGCTGCCAATTCTAAGACGAAAGCTCGGGACCCTCGCCCAATGCAGTAGATCGCGCCTGCATGGCGCGGTTGAGGAAATTGAATTTTCGTTCGCACCATAGGGACACACTTTAGTAGTCCTTACCGCGACAAACAACGTTCAGATGAGGATTGAATGAACATCATCGACGCCGCATACGCGGTTGTTCACGATTACCCGGGCGGCAGTGAGTCGCTCGCGCCGCGTCTCGGTATGTCGGCGGCGGTGCTGCGGAACAAGGTGAACCCGAACAACGCTACGCATCACCTCGGGCTTGCTGACGCGGTTCGCGCGACGGACGTGACCAACGACGATCGGATGCTCGAAGCGTGGGCTGGCGAGCGTGGCTACGCGCTCGTGAAATTGCCGAGCGCCGTTGACTGCTGCGACGCCGCGATCGTCGAGCTGATGGGCAAGGCGTGGTCGACGCACGGCGACGTCGGGCAGGAGATCGTGAAGACGCTCGAAGACGGCCGTGTCGAGCGGCACGAGATCGAGCGCGTGGATCACCGAATCTTCAAGCATGCGCAGGTGCTTCTCGATATCTCCGCGCGGCTGCGCGGCATGGCCGAGTAGTGGGGAGCGCTTGAGTGTCGCCTACTACAACGAGCACGATCAAGTCGCCGCGGAGTGGCTGCGCAACCTCGTTGCGGCAGGCCGCATCGCGCCCGGTGACGTCGACGAACGCGACATCCGCGACGTGCATCCCGACGACCTTCGTCCATACGCCCAGTGCCATTTCTTCGCAGGCGTCGGCGTCTGGTCCTACGCGCTTCGTCGCGCCGGATGGCCCGACGATCGACCTGTTTGGACGGGTTCCTGTCCGTGCCAACCTTTCTCCGCGGCAGGCAAAGGACTTGGGTTTGATGATGAGCGGCACCTGTGGCCTGCGTGGTACTGGCTCATCGGCGAGCGCCGCCCTGCAATCGTCTTTGGAGAGCAGGTTGCGAGCTCGGCTGTCGACCCTTGGATCGACCTTGTTCAAGCTGACGTGGAAGCGCTGGACTACGCCTATGGGTGTGTCCCGTTTCCGTCTGCGGGCGTCGGTGCTCCGCACATCCGCGACCGGGCGTACTGGATGGCCTACGCCTACGGCCGCGCTCGCAGAGAAAGGCGTGCGCACGTTCGAGAGGGGGCTGATGGAAGCGATGCGCAATCATGGGCCGGATCTGGCGGCAGCGGCATGTCTGGCCGGCTGGCCGACACCGACAGTCGGCAACGCGGAGGGCTCGCAATCGTTCGAGGGCTTGAGCGCGACGGGCAAGACGCAGGACGGTCGCAAGGTAGCGGTGAGCCTGAATCACGTGGCGCAGTTCGCGGGATGGCCGACACCTACGTCGACGGATTTCAAAGGCGCACCGTCGAAACCGTATTCGGAGCGGGGCGGCGGCAAAAAGGGGATGCGCCTGGACGCAGCGGCACACCACTGGCTCGCAGGCTGGCCGACACCCACATCAACGGATGCGCTCCCGAATCCAACTGCGCAGTTCTCGACGACGAACATCACGTTGAACCGCGCGGCGGCGCTCCTGAAGGACAACCCCATGCCGGCTCGACTAACGGCTTCTGGCGAGCTGCTGACTGGCTCTTGTGTCGGGATGGAAAGTGGAGGCCAGTTGAATCCGGCACATTCCCGCTGGTTGATGGGTCTGCCGGTCGCATGGGACGAGTGCGCGCCGATCAAGCGCGCCTCGCCGCGCTTCGTCCACGGAAAGACCAAGGCAGCCGCCAAGGCCGACTCCGAGGGTACGGCAACGCGATCAACGCGGAAGCGGCGGTTGCGTGGATCGAAGCGTGCCGAGGAGTGATCGGATGAACTGGCTCGATCAATCCCACCGCGGAGACTGCCGTGACCTGATGCGCGCGATGATCGCCGACGGCGTGCGTGTGCAGACGATCGTGACGTCGCCGCCGTACTGGGGCCTTCGCTCGTATCTGCCTGGCGGACATCCCGACAAGGGCAGGGAGATCGGCAGCGAGCCGACACTGCGCGAGTTCATCGACACGCTCGTCGGCGTGTTCGAGCTCTGCCGCCAACTGCTCGTGGACGACGGGACGCTCTGGCTGAACATGGGCGATGCCTATGCCTCATCGGGCGGACAGACGCCGATGCGCGGAGAGACGTTTGCCGGGCGCGCTCGCGCTAAGGAGAACATCTGCCTGAGCAACAGGAAAGCGGGCATCGACGGTCTGAAGGTCAAGGATCTGATGGGCCAGCCGTGGCGTCTTGCGTTTGCATTGCAGGATGCCGGCTGGTATCTCCGACAGGACATCATCTGGCACAAGCCGAACCCGATGCCCGAGAGCGTGCGCGACCGCTGCACTAAGGCACACGAATATCTGTTCCTGCTGAGCAAGAGTGAGCGCTACTACTACGATCAGGACGCAATCCGCGAGCCTCTGGCTGAAAAGACGTTCACCACGTTCGGCACGAAGCATCGCGCGCAGGGCAACGACAGTCTCGGTGCCGTGAAGTCCGACAACTGGGGGCGCACTGTCAAGGAGCGGCAACCCAAACTTACGGCTGATGGCGAGATCGCGGGCGCGAACAAACGCTCGGTCTGGACGATCGCCACGAAGCCATATAAAGGCGCTCACTTCGCGACCTTCCCGGAGGAACTCGTCGAACCCTGTGTGCTCGCCGGTAGCCGGTCGGGCGATGTCGTCTTCGATCCGTTCTTCGGCAGCGGCACGACCGGACAAGTAGCGCAGCGCCTCGGCCGCCGTTTCATCGGCTGCGAACTCAACCCGGACTATGAGCCGCTGCAACGCGATCGTCTGCGGCAGCCGGGATTCGTTTTGGAGGTCATGTGAGCGAGCGCCCAACCCTCCACGTCGTTTCTCTGTCCGGCGGCAAGGACAGTACCGCGACGCTGCTCGTCGCGCTCGAGCTGCACGGACACGAGAACGTCCGTGTCGCAATGGCGGATACAGGCAACGAGCACCGTCTTACCTACGAGTATGTCGACTATCTCGAAGACGTCCTGTCGATCCCGGTGGCGCGTCTCAAGCGTGACTTCACTCCCGAGTGGTGGCATCGGCGCGACTACGTTCGCGACAAGTGGCCGGAGAAGGGTGTTCCTGAGAACGTCGTCCTGCGCGCCTTAGCCGTGTTCGAGCGTGGGCCGACCGGCATCCCCTTCCTCGACCTTTGCATCATCAAGGGGCGCTTCCCGAGCCGCATGGCTCAGTTCTGCACGTACTTCCTCAAGACTGAGCCTCTGAATGAGTACGCGCTGAACCTGATCGATGAGGCGGGTGTTGCTGTGTGGTCTTGGCAAGGTGTCCGCATCGAGGAGAGCGAGGCGCGCCGCAACCGCCTGCAGGGCACAGGGGCATGCGTCCGATCGTTTGAAGAGGTCGGCGGGGGGCTTTTCATCTATCGGCCGGTGTTGCGCTGGACGGCCGAATCCATATTCGAAGCGCACCGCGTAGCCGGTATCAGACCGAACCCGCTCTACCTGCAAGGCCGCAAGCGCGTCGGTTGCCTCTGCATCAATGCTGGTAAAGACGAGATCCGGCAATGGGATATGCGTGACCGCGACCACATCGAGATGATCGCCGAGTGGGAAGGCATCGTTTCGGATGCGTCGAAGCGTGGCAACTCCACCTTCTTCCCGGCCCCAGGCGAGACGGACACGGCGCGGGAGCGAGGAAACATCTGGCAAGTCGTCGAGTGGTCGAAGACGACTCGTGGCGGTCGGCAATACGACCTTCTCGCGGACGCCGAACCTGCGACGACGTGCTCGTCCGCATACGGGCTTTGCGAATAGCTCCATTCACAAACTATCTCAATAGGAGCCACTGATGGCCAAAAACTCAATCGACGTCTACGGGGCATCGGGCAAGGGCAACGTCCTTTCGATGGACCCCGACAAGCTGACGCTCGTCACGGACCCGAAGCACCCGCTGTACGACCGGCGCGTACATCAGGCGCCGAACCCGAAGACGGTTCGGAACTACCGCGCGCAGGGCGTGCTTGAGCCGGTGCTCTTCTACAAAGACCCGGAGACAGGCGAGAACCTCGTGATCGACGGCCGTCGCCGCGTGATCAACGCGCGCGAGCTGAACCGTCAACTGATCGAGGCGGGCGAAGAGCCGATCACGATTCCGGCGATCCCGAAGCGCGTCATGCGCGACAGCGACAAGTCGTTTGTCGGAATGATGGTCAGCACGAACGAGATCCGCGAAGAGGACTCGCCGATCAACCGGGCCGAGAAGATGGCTCGCATGCTCGACGTCGGCCACACCGAGGATGCTATCGCCGTCGCGTTCGGTGTCGAGGTGCCGACCGTGCGCTCTGCTTTGAAGCTGCTCGACTGCTGCATGGCGGTGCGTGACGCTGTTGAGGCGGAACAGATCACTGTGTCGCACGCGCTGAAGCTTGCGAAGCTGTCGCCGGACGAGCAACGCGCGAAGGTTCAGGCGTTGATCGATGCCGCTGACGGCAAGGAAGGGCACGCGCGCTCGCGTGCGCAGAAGGCCGTGCTCGGCGGTACGGCGGCACGCGTACGTCCGCGTAAGCAGATCGAGGCGGCGCTCGCGGAGGCGACAGGCGAGCGCTTGGCGGCGCTGCGATGGGTGCTCGGTATTGACGACGCGGAAAGCGCACAGGAGGCCGCCGAATGAGTTTCGAGCACCTCAACCGCGCTATGCGCGAGCAGTTCCCGCCGACGGCCAAGGTGATCCTGATCTTTCTGGCGCGGTTGGCCGACGAGCAGGGGAATTGCGATCCGTCGATCGACGCCATTGCGGAATTCGCGAGCGTGACGCGCGTGACTGTGTCGTCGACCCTTCGCACGTTGGAGGAGGCCGGTGCGCTGCGCATTACGCGCCGGCCCGGTCACCCGAGCGCCTATCGCTTGACTCTCGGGAGAGCGTCTTGACTCCGACCGACATCAAAGAGCCCGTTCCGGCGCGCGCGGGCGAAGTGACGCCCGTTGCGGTGACAGCTCGCGCAGCGGCCACGCGTACGTGTCTGTCATGTGGCGCAAAGACTGACGCTGACGGCGCGTTGCCGTGCGGGCACTGAGGAGCCTATGAGCGTCAAGGTTATGAACGCGGTGTTCGAGCGCTATCCGGAAGGCGGCGGCGAGATGATTCTCGCGCTGGCACTCGCGGACCATTCGCACGACGACGGGACGCACATCTATCCGAGCGTCGACAAGTTGGCTGCGAAGACGCGCCAATCGCCGCGTGCAGTGCAGTACCAGCTTCGCCGGATGCAGCAGTCGGGCTGGCTAATTCTCGTGAGCGAGTCGAAGGGCGGGCGTGGGAATACGCGCGAATACCGAATCAATTCGGACTGGATAAACGGTGCAGAACTTGCGCCCATTTCGTCGGGTTCAAAGGGTGCAAAAAATGCACCCAATGGAAAGGGTGCAAACGACGACGTAAAGGGTGCAACTGGCGACATAAAGGGTGCAAATCACAGCACTAAAGGGTGCAAAGCTTTTGCACCCGAATCATCAGGAACCGTCATAGAACCATCAGAGAACCATCAACCCGCGCGGCGTGCGCCGCGAGTTGCGCTGCATGGCGAACTGCGATCAATCGAGCTGCCCGACTGGTTGCCCGTCGACGCGTGGCTCGACTGGTGCGAGCACCGCGAGGCGAAAGCGGCGGAGAAGTCGGCGCCGTGGACACGCCCGGCGGCGAAGGTGTCGCTGCGCCGCCTCGAGAAGCTGAGAGAGCTTGGGCATGCCCCGGCGGACTGCATCGACGAAGCGGTATTGCGCGGCTGGACGGGGCTGTTCCCGGTAAAGCCGGACGGCGCGGCGACGAGCGGGCAGGACGTTCCTTCCGACTGGCACAAGAGCGCGCAAGGTGTCACTGACCGCGGTAAGCAACTCGGCATCGAGCAGCGCGAGGGCGAAGTGTTCATGCGTTTCAAGGCGCGCGTCGTCAAGGCGGCCGGCCCAGGCGAGGCGATGGAGGAAATGCTGCGCGAGGCTGCCCGCTTCGGGAATGAGACCTACGAGCAGTTGTACCGGTACTTCAACGACATCCCGCGCGATCAGGAGGCGACGTGACGAAGCGCGCTTCATGGCCGCTCGTTGTTCCCGAGGGTACGGCGATGGTTGGCACGGCACGCGTGCGCGACGACCGAACTATCGGTCGCAGCTTCGCCGAGCGCGAGCTGGCGCGCCGCACGGGCAAGCAGCCGAACTCCGAATTCGACGAAATCGCATCCGGCGACCTCGACCGGCCACTCTTCACGCCGGTAATGACGGCGAAGCGCTCGAAGTACCGCAACACGAAGTGCGAGCACGACGGCATCAGGTTCGACAGCAAGCGCGAGCGGTCGCGATGGTTCGAGTTGATCAAGCAACAAGACGTCGGGCTGATCAGCGGTCTTCGGCGTCAAGTGGCGTTTGAGCTGATCGCGCGTCAGCGGCGTTCCGACGGTTCGATCGAGCGAGCGGTCGAGTACGTTGCCGACTTCACCTATCGCAATTCGGTGGGTGAGCTTGTGGTCGAGGACGTGAAATCAGCGGTGACACGGAAGAACAAGGACTACGTCATTAAACGAAAGCTGATGCTCCGAGAGCACGGCATCACGATTCAGGAGGTCGAATGAAGAAGGCGGTGAGCTTGAGCACGGGGAACTGGCTGATCTGCGATTGCTTGAAGCGGAAGGCCGGCCGCCGCGGGCTGACGATTGAGCAGATCGGATACGAAGCGTCGATGACGACTGATACGGTGAAGGGGCGCATACGAAACCTTCTCGGCAAGAAGTATGTTGAGCGCATCGAAGGCTCGCGCCCCACGACGTACCGCTGCTTGCTCAAGGAACTTCCGCCGCCGACTGAGTCGCCGCAAGAGAGGCTCTTGAAGCGAGCAGCCGAACAGCATCGAGAACGTAACGCGGCGATCGAGCACGCGGCATTCGCCATGGACCGGATGATTCGTTCCTGCGCAGTCGTTGCGCAACGCGATCGGCGCCAATGAAGCGAACGGGATTCAAACGAAAGCCGCATTCGCCGTTCAGCAGCCTGACGCGAACGGCGACGCTGAAGCGTCAGAAGGCGATCGTGAAGCGGATCAAGCGGCCGACCGTCGCTGAGGGTTCGAAGTATTTGGCGGCGTGCCGCGGCGAACCGTGCTTTCTGCGTGTGCCGGGTGTGTGCCGTCTTAACCCGCTCGACGAAACCGTTGTGCCGTGCCACTCGAACCAATCGCGCCACGGGAAGGCCGGGGCGATGAAGGCGAGAAACGAATTTACGGTTCCCGGTTGCGTCGCGTGTCACGCGTGGATCGATCAGAACCGGGTCGGCACGCCGAAGCAGGCCAAGTTCGATGTGCGGGATCGGGCATATGAGGAATGGGAGCCGGTACGGGCTCGAAAGATGGGAGAAGCAAATTGCCAGTGAGGATGTGGGTTGAGATTCCGGACGGTTCGTATAGCGTGCCGAGACATCGCGGACGTGGCGGAATTATCGTCTGTGAGCGGAAGCGCGAGATCGACGCGACAGTATTTCGAATCGCTCGAATCGCCACCGTTAAGCGCCAGTTGGTCGCGGCCGTCGAGGTGGATGCGTTTATTCCCGAAATGCACCGATCGCGCATCCCGGAGTGCGATGGCCGTTGGGTGGAGCTGGGCGTTTTCCGGACGAAGGCATACGTGCATCGCAATAGGCATTCGGGCGTGCTCGGCGCATTCATCGAGAGCGGAGATAGCGCATGGGACGTGCGGGGGATGTCGTGAGCGCCTATCTCTACTTCGACCAGGGCGAGATTGCGGAGCCCGTGGCAAAGATGGCGGTGCGTCGCAACGAAGCAAGTACGGGTCGCCGCGTCATTGCGTTTCCGGGCTGCCCGCTCGAAGGCGTCGAACTCAAGGGCGGCCAAATCGAGATGCGGTTTCCGCGCAGCGAGGAGATACGCACTGTCCTGATTAACTGGCTGATGTACTGGGGAATCCCGTTTCGAGTCCTGCCATGAACGAGCAAAACGAACCGACGATCGACGAGAGCAACCAGATAGAGGAACTGCTCGACGAGTGGTACGACTGGCAATCGGGATACACGCCGAACCTCGGACATGGAAGGGTCGCCGCCACGTGCCGAGGCTTCGCCGAAGACGACCGGACCGAAACGGCGGAGGAACGCGCAGAGAAGGCCAATCGGAAGGCGGCAAGGCGGCGCGCGGAACTGGTTGACGTCTGCGTCGATGCGTTGGCGTGGCAGGAGCGTGCCGCGATCCAGCAGCACATGAAGGCGAAGCGCGTTAGCGAGATGAACCGAGCATGCGGCGCTCGCGTCTGGTCCAATCCTCGCGGGTTCGCCTTTCCGGACGCACACGCGACGTATCAGCAGGCGAAGCGGTCGATTCTTGGGCCGCTGAAACGTCGCAGCCTGCTGAAGTGTCCCGAATTACTGTAGCTACAAATATCCCTTGCATTCAACATTTATCGTAGCTACAATAATTTGCATGGACATCACCTTTGACCCGACCAAGAACGAAACGAACATTGCCAAGCATGGAGTGTCGTTGGCGCTTGCAGCGCAACTCGACTGGTCGGACGTGTTGTCCTACGTGGACGACCGACGCGACTACAGTGAAGTGCGCGAAGTCGGGTTCGGTGTGATCGGCGATCGCCTCTATTGCGTGGTGTTCACGCAGCGCGGCGACTCGATGCACATCATCAGCATGCGTAAGGCGAACAAGCGGGAGGTCAAGAGCTATGTCGAGCAAGCGTAAGATCGTCATGCCGACGGACGAGGAAGACGCGGCAATCAACCGCGGCATCGCGGCCGATCCCGACACGTTCGAAGTGCCGGCGGAAGACTTCGCGAAGATGACGCGGCGAGGCAAGCGTGGTCGTCCGCCGCTCGAAGCGCCCAAGGTGCAATTGACCGTGCGCTATGACGTCGACATTGTCGACGCCTTCAAAGCGACGGGCGAAGGTTGGCAGACGCGTATGAACGATGCGTTGCGCGAGTGGCTGAAGGAGCACCAGCCTGCGTGATTGCCGGCCGAGGATGTTGTTTGGGGGCCGGGGAGCAATGGAACAGGGAAATCAGTTAAGCCCAGCGAACGCGCTTGACGTAGAAGTTTGAGGGCAGTGACCGATCGAGTCCGCGCTATACCCCTTCCGGCCGACGAGCGAGGGTTCGATACACGGTTGGACGGGAAACCGAAAACAGTTCGGCCAAGTCGCTGATGGAATAGCTGCCAACGTCATACATCCGACGCAACTCCTTTTGCTGTTTGACAGAAAGTTGGGGCCGCTTGCCCCGCAACCTGCCTTTTGCTCGTGCAATAGCAATACCCTCTCGGGTGCGCAGACGTATCAGGTCTGCTTCGAACTCCGCGAAGGTGGCGAGCACGTTGAAGAACATTTTGCCCATCGGGTCGGCCGGATCGTACATGCTCGAACCGATGGCGAGCTTCACCCCGCGCGCGACCAGCGAGTCGGCGATGTCGCGCGCATCTGGAACCGATCGGGCTAGGCGATCGAGCTTCGGTACGACCAGCGTATCGCCGCGAAGCACGACAGCTAGCGCCTGGTCCAATCCCGGTCGCGATTGATGAGCGCCGGTCAGTCCGTGATCTGTGTAGACCCGATCCGGCGATACACCAAGTTCGGCGAGCACTTTTTCTGGGCGCCCAGGTCCTGTTTTGTCCGTCGAACAGCGGGCGTAGCCGATCAGGGCTCTGGCCATGCGGATAGTGTACGATAAGGGGGCGTTGATCGATAAACCTAGCGTATCACCTTAATGAGACGTCGACAGGCTTGGTTTGTATCGAGCCGTGGCGCTTTGTGCAGGCGTCCGTTGAACGATCCTCTTACCTTACGGACAGAACCTCTTGTTCAAACCGGAATGACTTCAATGGATCGGGATTTCGCCACCTTCTGCATCGAAGCAGATTGACGCCATGCCGGTCAGCTTTCTGTCCACCGCACAACCGGAACGCTACAGCCGATATCCTGAGTCGCGTTCCCCCGATGAACTGGCGCGGTATTTCCGTCTCCATGACGACGACCACGAGTGGATCGCCACCAAGCGGCGTGACAGCGATCGCCTAGGTTATGCGCTGCAACTGACGACCGTACGTTTCCTGGGTGCGTTTCTGGAAGACCCGACGGCGGTACCCACCACGGTTCTCCAAACACTTTCATCGCAGCTCAACGTAGCCGATCCAGACGAGTGCATCATTGCCTACCGTGCCACGCGACAACGCTGGCCGCACACCCCGGAGATTCGCGAGCGTTATGGCAACAAAGTTCAGCTCGAGGACGAGACGCGGCTGTCGCCGTTCGGTCACGAGCACATCAATATGCTCGGGCGCTATTCGTTCTCGATGCCCGAGCCCGTTAAGCGCGGAGAGCTGCTCCCTTTGACTACAGGAAACGATCTATGAGGTCGCATTGGGCGATGCTTACCGGCTTAGCTGCCCTCACTCCCACGCCTGAGAAACGCCGTGTAGGGCGCGTTACAACCGCAACCCGGAAAGATTCATGACGATCAAACTTGTGATTTTCGATTTCGATGGAACAATCGCCGATACCTATCCAGTGTTCGCAGATTCGCTCAACTCGCTAGCGATCAGGCACGGGTTCCGGCAGGTTGCCTTCGACGAACAGCATAAGCTGCGAGGCATGAGCGCAACCGAAGTGATCAGGGAACTACAGATACCGCTATGGAAGGTGCCGATGGTACTTTCCGATTTTCGAAGAATCATGCGCCAGCGGATCGACGAAATTCACCCGTTTGCAGGCATTGTCAATGTCCTGCATGCGATGCAAGGATATGCTGAACTGGCCGTTGCCACGTCGAACTCAATTGACAATGTGACAGCAGTGTTGGGCGGGTCATTGATCAACCGCTTCGCAGTACTGGAGTGTGGTTCGACCATGTTCGGAAAGTCGCATCGTTTGCGCCGCATCCTAAAAAAGACACGTACGGACAAGTCAGAGGCGATTTATGTCGGCGACGAGATTCGGGATGCTCAAGCCGCCGAGCAAGTAGGCGTTTCGTTCGGTGCCGTGGCGTGGGGATATACAGACATCGGAGCACTGCTGCGAACGAATCCAACCAACGTATTTACGGCACCGGGCGAGCTGCTTGGCCTGATCCGGCCTGAATCCGACAGCGGACTCCTATCAATCCCCGCGGTCCCTCGAAGTGCGTTGGACGAGCTTACCGGGCTTAACTGACTTTCCTGTTCCATTGCTCCCCGGCCCCGAGTCATAAAAAAGGGGGTTGTAAACCGCGCTGCGTTTCGCTATATTGACGATGTCGGGCGCGAGGTGCGCCCAAAGTAAGCCCGCTCAGTTTGCTGTGCGGGCTTTTTCTTTGTCGCGTGACTGAGAGGTTCAAGGTCGACACGGATAGAGCAGTCCGATGGTTCTGCAAACTAATACTGGGTTGCCCGTGAATTCGAATCTCACTGTGACGCCACGCTGTACAATGTTTCGTCGAGCGAATGCGCAGGCTGATGCGCTACGAGGGCGTCACGGACCCACGAGCCCCTGAAATCGACATGAGTCCATGCCGGAGATCAGCACCGGCCGCTCGACCAAAGCCCGCAAGGTGAAAGCCTCGCGGGCTTTTTCGTTTCCGCGCCCGGAGCTGATATGGCTGTTCTGATGTTTCGCCGTCGTCCGCACTGGGTGCGGGCGGCTGTGGCGGTCATCGCGTTCATGCGACTGCATTACGTAGACCGACGAGACGAGCGACATTGCGTTACGACTGTGCGGGCGGCGGCTCGATCAAGTCGTCGACGGGCACGGCAAGTGCGCTGGCGATCTTAGACAGCACGTCGGTAGTACCGACGCGCTGCCGGGTTTCGATTTGGCTGAGATACGGTTTGCTGATGCCGGCTGCTGCGGCGAGCGCATCTTGCGTCATGCGCAGATGATTGCGCCAAGCTCGAACAGGGTGATCGCCCGCCAGTTCAGCATCGAGCACAGCGGCCGGGATGCGGCGGCCATCGTCGCTTGCCTTGGCTTGCGCGTAGAGCGCTTCATCTTCGAGGTCTTCGATCAGGTCCTTCACGCGGTCCCACAGTTCGATGGGGACCACGGCAAAGGCCCGGTGGCCGTCCTGCTCGATAAATTGGACTTCGGTCATTTGTAGGCACCTCCACGGGGTTTGACGGCCAGCACAACGATCACGACGCGGCCATCTTCGATTTCGTACAACACACGCCAATCGCCAACTCGGAGCCGGTAGCCGGGCTGGCCCGCCAACTTTTTCGCGTTCGGATTCGGTGCGTAGGGGTCAACTGCCAGTGCATCGATCTTTGCCCGAATCGTCGCCGAAATGTTGCGCGGCATTGCCTTGAGGGCTTGGGCGGCTTGTTTGGTGAATTCGATTGAGTGCATGAACACATGTTAGCACATTGCTAACAAATATGCAAACAATGTTAGCAGATTTGTAGAGATGGCACGACGCCCGATGAAGCCGTGCAAGCACCGGGGGTGCGGTGCGCTCGTCGCGGATGGTAAGTCGCACTGCGATCAACATGCGCACGAGGCCGTCAAGTGGAAGTCCGACGCGGTGCGCGGCAATCGTCATGCGCGAGGATACGGAACCGCGTGGGACAAGATCAGGCAGCGCATCTTGCGCCGCGACAGCGGCCTCTGTCAGCCCTGTTTGCAAGCAGGGCGCGTGACTGTCGCCACTGCGGTTGACCACGTTATTTCGAAGGCGCGGGGTGGCACCGACCACGACGAGAACCTGCAAGCGATCTGCCGTGACTGTCACGCGGCGAAGACGGCGCGCGAGCGGTTGCGGTGACGTGGTGGTGGCCCGCCCGTCGTTGCCCGCCCGGCGGATGCGCCGGGTGGGGAGGGGGGGAGAAAAAGTCTGGAAGGCGCTGCCTTCGGGACCGCCCGCTTCGTCAAATTTTCACGCCCGCGAAATTAAAAATTCAGGAGTTTGCCAGTGGGAGGTATCGCGACAGTGCCGGGCCGGGGCAGAAAACCCAAGCCGACGGCACGGAAAATCGCTGCGGGAAATCCCGGTAAACGCGCGCTGAATAAGGACGAGCCAGACTTCGGCTTGGTCACGAACATCGAGCCGCCGGACTGGATTGTCGGCGAGGCGCGGGGCATGTGGGAGCGCGTTGTGCCGCTGCTTTGTGGACAAAACATCTTGCAAGTGACCGACCTGCACATTGTAGAAATCTTCTGTGCGGCCTACGGCAACTGGAGGACCGCCCAGGACGATTTGACTCGCAACGGCCCTGTCGTCGACAGCTCGCAAGGCAGTCCGATGAAGAATCCAGCTGCGACCGTTGTGAAGGAAGCGGCGGCGCAAATGGCGAGTTTCGGCGCAATGCTGGGGCTCGACCCGGCGAGCCGGCAGCGCCTGGTCGGCGCAAAGCCGAAAACAACGGACAACCCTTTCGCGAAGCTGCTCGGCAAATGATTGGAAGACATGGCGACGAATTTCCCGCGCGTAGAGCAAGGGCTCAAGTTCGCGCGAGAAGTCGTTCGGGGCAAGCGCTCCGCTTGTCGGTATGTGCAACTCGCTTGCAAGCGCCACCTTGACGACCTTGCTGCGAGCCGAAAGAAGGACTTCCGCTGGAAGTTCGATCCGGAGGTGGCCGAGCGGAAGCTCGCACTCATTGAGCTGCTGCCGCACACGAAGGGCGAGTGGGCGTTCAAGGGGCAACTGGTAACGCTGGAGCCGTGGCAGAAGTTCGGCCTGATGGCGACGTTCGGATGGCTTAATAAGCGCACCGGCAAGCGCCGGTTTCGAGAAAGCTACTGGGAGGTCCCGAGAAAGAACGGCAAATCGGTGATTGCCGCGGGCGTTGGCATCGGTATGTTCGTCCTCGACGACGAGTTCGGTGCGGAGGTATATGCGGGCGCGACGACCGAAAAGCAGGCGTGGGAGGTATTTCGTCCGGCACAGCTGATGGTCAAGCGTTCGCCCATGCTGATTGAGTCGGCTGGAATCGAGGTGAATGCCTCGAACATGAACAAGCCAGCCGACGGCAGCCGGTTTGAGCCGATCATCGGCAACCCGGGCGATGGCGCGTCGCCGTCGTGTGCGATCGTAGACGAGTATCACGAGCACGACAGCGCGGCATTGTACGAAACGATGCTGACTGGCATGGGCGCGCGTCGACAGCCGCTCATGTTCATCATCACGACTGCGGGCGCGAACATCGAGGGGCCGTGCTTCGACAAGCGCAGGCAGGTGATCGAAATGCTCGAAGGGACGGTGCCCGACGACGAGCTCTTCGGCTGGATTTGGACCATCGACGAAGGGGACGATTGGACCGATCCGCGCGTGCTGGCGAAAGCCAATCCGAACATCGGGATCTCGGTCTATCAGGAGTATCTCGAAAGCCAGCAACAGCGCGCAATCAAGTCTGCACGCTTCACAAACACGTTTAAGACGAAGCATTTAAACGTCTGGACGTCGGCCAAGGCTGGCTATTTCAACCTCGAAGACTGGAAAGCATGCGAAAACCGATCGCTGACCCTCGAGCAGTTCGAGGGGCAAGATTGCGTGCTCGCGCTCGACATGGCGCGCAAACTCGACCTGAACAGCATGGCTCGGCTTTTCTGGCGCGACATCGATGGGCGGCGGCACTACTTCTGCGTTGTGCCGCGGTTCTGGGTGCCCGAAGACACTGTGCGCAATACCGAAAACCGCCGTATGGCGGAGCGATATCAGGCATGGGTCAATCAGGGCGTTCTGCTCGAAACGGACGGCGCGGAGATCGACTATCGCGACATTCTCGAGGAGGCGAAGGATGCGAACCGGTTGTGCCCGGTGCAATGTACTCCGCTCGATCCGCATGGCGCGACGAATCTGGCTCATCAGCTCGAGGACGAAGGGCTGACGCCGGTCACGATCGTGCAGAACTACACGAACATGTCAGACCCAATGAAGGAGCTTGAGGCGGCGATTACGGCGGGCCGATTCCATCACGACGGCAACCCGATCATGACATGGTGTATCAGCAATGTCATCGGCAAGAACCTGCCGGGCAACGATGACGTGGTGCGCCCGATCAAGCAGGGTAACGACAACAAAATCGACGGTGCTGTTGCGCTGATTATGGCGATAGGTCGGGCCATGCTGGCCGATCGAGTCGATTCTGAGTCGATCTACGATCAAGGAGTAGGCGTTTGAATTCAATTGGCATTGCGGCTTGGGTGGCAGGCCTGCTTGGGTTTGCGTTGCTTGTGACCGGCGTGGCAATGATCAGCTTGCCGGTCGGCTTGATCGTTGCGGGCGTCCTGCTTTTGATGTGGGCGTTTCTGGCGGATCTGGCGTCGGCCCGCGCCGCACGTGCAGTCCCGTCGAAGGAGTAGCCCATGTTTTTCAGTAGGCAATTGCTGTCCAACGGCGGTCAGGCGCAGATGGGCGGTGGAGGATGGGTATCGGCACTGTTAGGTCGCTCCCGGTCGGAATCCGGTCAGGTCGTCACCCCCGCAAGTGCGTTGTCGCTGACGGTCCTGCAAAACTGTGTCACGCTTCTTTCGGAGAGCATCGCGCAGTTGCCGATCGAGCTGTACGAACGCTCGGGCGACGACAGAAAGCCGGCGATCGATCATCCCCTGTATTCGATCCTCAAATACCAGCCGAATCCGTGGCAGACGCCGTTTGAGTTTCAGGAGCAGTCACAGGTAGCTGCCGGTCTTCGCGGCAACAGCTACAGCTTCATCGATCGCGATCAAGACGGTGTCATTCAAGGGCTGTATCCGCTGGATAACGAGGCGGTCACGGTCATGAAAGGCGCGGACCTGATGCCGGTCTATCGGGTCTATGGGTTCGATCCTATGCCGAGGCGGATGGTGCATCACGTTCGCTGGATGTCGATCAACGGTTACACAGGGTTGTCACCGGTCTTGCTTCATGCGAACGCGATCGGGTATGCGCAGGCGATCCAGCAGTACGCCGGCAAGTCGTTCATGAACGGCACGGCGCTGTCGGGTGTGATCGAGCGGCCGAAGGATGCCCCGGCGCTCAAGGACCAAACCAGCGTGGATCGCATCACCGATGGTTGGAACGAAAAATTCGGCGGATCTGGAAACGCGAAGAAAGTCGCGCTTCTCCAGGAGGGTATGACGTTCAAGCCACTGTCGATGACGAACGTTGACGCGGCACTGATTGATGCGCTGCGGCTCTCGGCGCTCGATATTGCGCGGATCTACAAGATTCCGGCCCACATGGTGAACGAGTTGGAGCGAGCGACGTTCAGCAACATCGAGCACCAGTCGCTCCAGTTCGTCATCTACACGCTGTTGCCGTGGGTCAAGCGGCATGAGCAGGCGAAGACGCGCGATCTCCTGTTGCCGTCGGAGCGCAAGCAGTACTTCATCGAATACAACCTCGGAGGGCTGTTGCGAGGAGATCAGTCGTCGCGCTACGCCGCATACGCGGTCGGACGCCAGTGGGGCTGGCTGTCGATCAACGACATTCGGCGGCTTGAGAACATGCCGCCTGTCAAGGGCGGCGACATCTACCTGAGTCCGATGAACATGGTCGACGCGTCGAAGCCGCAGCCGCTTCCTGTCGGCAAAACCGAGCCGACGAAAGCGGCAATCGACGAAATTAGGAGGGTCCTTTCTTGAAACCGCACCTCAGACTGGCAAGTCTGATTTTCAATCAGCCACAGCTCGTTACGGACCCGATGATGTCGCTCGCGGTGCAATGGGCGAATCACGCGCTCAATTTGAACATTGTCAATCTGACCGTGAACGGCATGCAGCCGAAGATCATGGAAGACGACGAATCCGAAAGCGGTGCGCAGATGGCTGCTGCATCGGAGCGCCGGCGTGCCCTGGTATCCGATACCGGCATGGACATCATTCCGGTGTCGGGGATTCTCGTATCGCGATCCGCACACATGAACCCCTGCGAGCCGATGACGAGCTATGAGGGCTTGCGCGCCGCAGTGAATCAGGCGGTCGCAGATCCGGCCGTCGAACATATCGTGCTCGACATCGACAGCAACGGCGGGAGCGCGACCGGCGCGTTCGAACTGGCGGACGACATCCGCGCTGCCTCGTTGATGAAGCCGATCACAGCAATCGTCAACTTCTCGGCTTTCTCGGGCGGCTACCTGATCGCAGCCGCTGCATCGAAGGTGATCGTCAGCCGCACTTCGGGCGTAGGGTCGATTGGCGTTATCGCCAACCATCTCGATGTTTCGAAGCGGGACGAGCTGCAGGGGATCAAGGTGACGTCGGTATTTGCCGGGGACCATAAGAATGATCTCACGCCTCATGAGCCGCTGAGCGACCAGTCTCTTACGTTCCTGACGAGCATGGTGCAAAACAGCTACAAGCAGTTCGTCGATGCAATCGCGAACTTCCGTGGTTTGAGTACGCAAGCGGTAAAGGACACGCAGGCGGGCATCTTCTTCGGACAGAAGGGCGTTGAGGCTGGGCTCGCGGACAGCGTTGAGACGCCACAGGCAGCGATCAATCGCATCGCAGCCGAAGTTCGCGCTTCCCGAGCCGGTCGTCAAAGCTCGAACACGCGCCGTAGCGTTTCGGTCCGTGCAGCCGCGATGAACATGCAGGCCATGACGTAACGAGTCGTCAGAAATCGGATTCCCGTCATTCTGCACTGGAGCGCGTTCGCGTCTCAGTCAAGCACTGCCGCCTTCGGGCGGCATTTTTTTTGGAGAAGAGTAGTGAATGTCAATGAACTTCGCCGCGAACGCGCAGCTGTCAATCAGCGGGTGCAAGCGTTGGCACAAATCGAGGTGGGTGGCACGGCGCTGTCGGTCGAGCAACAGGCCGAGTTCGATCAACTCAGTTCGAAATTCAACGAACTGACCGCGCAGATCGAACGCGCGGAAGCCGCTGAACGCATGGCGGCTGCCGCGGCCGTTCCGGTTGACCCGAATCCGGCTGCCGTCACGGCTCCGGCCGCCGCGCCCGTGTATGCACAACCGAAAGCCCCGGAAGTAAAGGGCGCGAAGATGGCGCGCATGGTACGCGCGCTCGCTGCGGCGCGCGGCGACGCGCAGCTTGCCTCGAAGCTCGCGATCGAGCGCGGTTTCGGCGAAGAAGTCGCAATGTCGCTTAATACCCTTTCGCCGGGCGCTGGCGGCGTCCTGGTGCCTGAGAACCTGTCGAGCGAGGTCATCGAACTGCTGCGTCCGAAGTCCGTCGTTCGCAAGCTCGGCGCGCGCACGCTGCCGCTCTCGAACGGCAACATCACTATCCCGCGCCTGAAGGGCGGTGCGATCGTCGGCTACATCGGCGCTGACACCGATATCCCGACGACACAACAGCAGTTCGACGATTTGAAACTGACGGCGAAGAAGATGGCTGCGCTGGTACCAATCGCCAACGATCTCATCAAGTACGCCGGCGTGAATCCGAACGTCGATCAGATCGTGGTTGGCGACCTCACCGCGGCGATCGGTGCACGCGAAGACAAGGCGTTTATTCGCGACGACGGCACGGCAAACACGCCGAAGGGCCTCCGCTTCTGGGCACTCCCCGGTAACGTCATTACGGCAAGCGACGGCTCGACGTTGCAGAAGATCGAAACGGACCTCGGCAAAGCCATTCTCGCGCTCGAAAATGCCGACGCCAATCTGACGCAGCCTGGCTGGATCATGGCCCCGCGTACGTTCCGCTTCCTCGAAGGTCTGCGTGACGGGAACGGCAACAAGGTCTATCCGGAACTCGCCAACGGCATGCTGAAGGGCTACCCGGTAGGCAAAACCACGCAAGTGCCGATCAATCTCGGTGAAGCCGGCAAAGAGTCGGAGATCTATTTCACCGACTTCGGCGACGTCTTCATCGGCGAGGAAGAAACGCTGGAGATCGACTACAGCAAGGAAGCCACCTACAAGGACGCCGATGGTCACATGGTCAGTGCGTTTCAGCGCGACCAGACGCTGATCCGGGTGATCGCAAAGAACGACTTCGGCCCGCGTCACGTCGAGTCGATCGCGGTGCTGTCCGGCGTGGCCTGGGGCGCGTAAGCGAAGTCGCAATCGCGCGGTCCGCCCGTTTGTAAGCGGGCCGCGCATCGGAGAGAAACATGAAAGTGGTCAAGTTCGAGCGGCATTACGGGAAGTACACGCCCGGCGACATCGCAGGGTTCGATGACGAGCATGCGGACAAACTCGTCGATGCCGATATTGCGTCGGCTCATGAGGCGGATGCGAAGAGCGCAAAAGTATCGGCGAAGGGCGAGAGTGCCAAGCCCACCTTAGCGAAGGGGTAACGTGATATGGCTGCTGTTCTCGTCGAATATCTGGACGACGCGGAGCCGCTCACGTTCGAGGAGGTAGCCTTTCAGTGCCGCATCGATGACGACGACGAACGGGATTTCGTCGAGCGCATCGTGATCCCCGGCGCGCGGCAAGCGGCCGAGAGCAAGTCTGGCGCGGCGATACGCAAGGCGCGCTACGTGGAGCGCCTGTCGGGGTTTCCGCTTGCCGAGATTTCATTGTCTGTCGGGCAGGTTATCCGCGTCGACAGCATTGAGATCCGCGATGCATCGGGAGCGACAACGACGCTCGACGCCGACGCCTTCGAGCTTGTTCAGTTGGGGCGAGAGGCGCTTCTTGTTCCCGAGGGGCAAGCGCGTTGGCCTTTCGCGCGCGCCGTGACGATCACGTACCAGGCAGGCGTCGACCTTGCGCGATACCCGTCGGTGCGAACTTGGATGCTGCTCGCAGCCGCATGGGCCTACGACCATCGAGAGCTCTTCTCGGAGGGGCAGCCCATAGGAGAAATGCCGGGCGGATATGCCGACGTCCTGCTCAATCCGATCACTGTTCCGCCGAGGTTCTGATGAAAACGGGAAAATTGAAGGAGCGGATCGTCATCGAGCGGCCGAGCGGTGAGACGAATGAGAACGATGAGCCGATTCCGGGAGCGTGGATCGTGCATGCGCGGCCGTGGGCCGATGTTCTCTTTCTGAACGGAAAGGAGCACGTCATCTCCGGCGCGGTTCGTGGTGCAACGATCGCGAGCATGCGCATCCGCTATCGAGCCGGTATCGACGAGCAGATGCGCGTTCGCTACGACGGCCGGCTCTACGACATCACGGCCGTACTGCCCGCGCGCAAACGGGGGTATCTCGACCTATCGGTGAAGGTGGGAGAAAAATATGTCTAGCGTGCAGATCATCGGTTTAAACGACCTGCAGGCTGATTTCGCGAAACTGGCAAAGGCGCAATCTCGGTCGGTACTCCGGAAGGCGACTATGGCGGGCGCGCGCGTCATCACCCGCGCGGCGAGAAAGCGCGCGCCGAAGAAGTCGGGGAAGCTGCGCCGCAATATCGTCGCGGCGCCACTGAAACAGAAGGATGGGCAGGGCATCGCGGTGGCGGGGATGCGCGTGCGAACACAGGGCAAGGCTGATTCGCCGAACAACGCGTTCCATTGGCGATTCGTTGAGCTGGGGACGCAGCACATGCAAGCGCAGCCGTTCGCTAGACCAGGTTTCGACGAATCGATTGATGAAGCGGAGGCTGCAGTGCGTACGGAATTCGCGCGCGCTATCGATCAACTGCTTGGAGGCCGGCGTTGAGCGCAATCGTAATCCGTGACGCCTTGCAGGGCATAGGTGGTGCGAAGGGGTATCTCGGCGTCGCACCGGAGAAGGCGCCAGCGCCGTATTTCGTCGTGACGCGCGTACATGGCGCGCTCGACATGGCGCTCGCCGGGCTGACTGGCGGCCGTTCCGGTTCCTATCAGATCGACTGCTACGCGCCGACGTTCACCGACGCCGATCGGCTCGCCGACTTGGCAGTCGATCGTGCGATGTCGGTTCAGGATCGGTTCTCGGTCGGAGGTGTCGACGAGTTGCCGGACGACTATTCGGAGGACACGGGACTATTCCGTATCAGCTTGGAACTATCGGTCGAGTTTTGACCGGCACCACGACAATTCATTTGGCCCGCCGCGTGCGGGCTTTTTCTTTTGTGAGGGGTATATGGCAGCAGAGAAGAGCAAGCGCACCAAGGCGCAGGGAACCAAGGTCGAGGTGTCGAAAGTTGCGTCGACCGATCTCGACGCGGCCGATCTGGTATTCGTCGATCTTAGTACGACGGGCAAACAGATTCAGTGGCAGGGCGGGCAGTCGGAAGAAATCGACGCGACGACGTTCGCGAGCGACGAAAAGGAATCGGAGCTCGGCTTGCCCGATCCGGGCGAGTTCTCGGTCGACGGCAATTACCAATCGAACGACGAAGGGCAGAACATTCTGCGTGCCGCGCGCGCGACAGGCGAAAAGCACGTGTTCCGTGTCACGTTCGCCGACAAATCGCAGTTTCTGTTCGCCGGCATGGTGCGTCAGTACACGTGGGCGGCGTCGGTCAATGGGCTGATTTCGACGACGTACAGCGTGCGCGTGAGCGGCTCGCCGAAGATCGTGCCACCGCTGGCGGCGTAACTCCCCGATCGCAGATAGGAAATGAGCATGGAAAACGAAAACCAAGGCGTGACGAGCCTGCGTGCAGCGGTGCTGAACCCGCTGACCGGTTGGCGGTACGAATTGATGAACATACCGGAATGGAATGGCGAAAAGATCGCAGTGCGCGAGCCGACGGTCGGCGACCGCATGTTCTGGATCGAAGCGCTTCGGGACATCGCCGGGGTAACGGAGGGCGACGACGAAACGGCGGTTCGCGAGAAGTTCACACGCGCGAGCGACGACGCGCACATGCAGGCGAATGCGCGGCTGTTCGTTCGTGTCGTGTTCGGTGAAATGCCGGATGGTTGGCGGCGGCTATTCTCGGACGACGATGCAACCGCGGTCGCGGCTGCGTTCGGCCCCGTGCACAACCGCATCGTCGTGAAGGCGCTCGAATTCGGCAAGCTCGACGTCGACCCGGTCGAAGACGCAAAAAAGCCTTCTGCCGAACCCCAGGCCTCCGCTTCCTGATGTCGCTCGCGCTGCGGCTCGGCAAGACGTTGGCCGAGCTGTGCGAGCAGATGTCATCCGCCGAGCTGAGTCTCTGGATCGGGTACGACGCGGAATCGCCGGTTGCAGATGATCGTGCGGATCTGCATGCGGCGATGATCGCGGCGGCGGCGTTTCAGTCGCAGGGCGCAAAGGTCAAGGTGTCGGACATGATGCCAAGATGGTCCGGCGAGCCCGCGACGGCGGAGGGAGAGGAAGGGGGCGGCGATCCGTTTCAAGCCGCCCTGATGCGCATGGCGAAGTAGGCGAGAACACACTATGGCAACAAGCCTTCGCGAGCTGATCGTCAGCGTTACGGCGAATACGACCGAATACGACCGCCGCATGCGCGGTCTCTCGTCGACGGCCGGCTCGTATTTCAATGCGGTGCGCGACGGCGGGCGCACAGCGGATGCGGCGTTTGCCTCGAACGCCGCAAGCGTGCAGGTCACGGTGCGCGCGCTCGACGCGGCGCGCAGTTCGATCCGCGAATACGCACAAGCCGCCGCAGCGGCGTTCGGCGTGCATCAGTTGATCGAGTACGCCGACGAATGGACGAACCTGAGCAATCGCCTTCGGATCGTCACGCGTGACCAGATCGATTTCGCGATTGCGCAGAACGACGTGCTGCGCATCGCACGCGACACACGGCAACCGCTCGACGCGACAGCCGAGCTGTATCAGCGGATCGCAAACAACGCGTCGCATCTCGGGTTGTCTATCAAACAGGTCGGCCCGCTTGTCACCACGATCAGCAAGGCGGTCGCGTTGTCGGGTGTCTCGGCAGATACTGCTCGTATGGGGCTCGTGCAGCTTGGACAAGCGTTCGCGGCGGGGCAGTTGCGCGGTCAGGATCTGAATAGCGTGCTCGAAGAGTTGCCGGGTGTCGCGGATGCTATCGCGCGCGGCATGGGCAAGAGTTCGGCGCAGCTCAAATCGATGGCCGAAGAGGGAAAGCTGACCGTCGGTAATCTCGTCGAGGCGCTGACGCGCGCGGCGGGCGGCACGGATACGCTGTTCGAGAAAATGCAGACGACGGTCGGGCAGACGATGACGCGCCTGCAGACGGAGATCGTCAAGTATATCGGCGAGTCGGATCAAGCGACGGGCGCGAGCGCGAGGCTTGCGCAGGGGATCACGTACGTCGCAGAGCACCTCGACGGCATCGTGAAACTCGGCGTGTCGCTCGCGGCCGGGCGGATTGCCGTGTACTTTGGGCAATCCGCAGTCGCGGCGACGCAGGCGGCGACAGCGTGGGTCGGCGCCCGGCGAGCGCTCGTCGAGGAGACGATCAAGCAACACGAGGCGGCGCAGGCAGCGCTCGCCAAAGCGCAGGGCGATCGCGCTGCCGCGGCGGCGAAGCTTCAGAACGCGCAAGCGGCGGAGGCTTCAGCGCAGGCCGAGCTCGCGGGCATGCGAGCGATGCGCGAAAGCCTTGCGATGCAGTCGGCATTGACGGCTGGCTCGATCAAGTACACGGAAGCGAAGCTTGCCGAAGCGCGGGCGGTCGAGGCGACGGCGCAAGCTCACGTCGCAACGGCGCGCGCCAACGTCGCCGGCAGTCAGGAAATCGGCGCGCGCATCACGGGCACGCCCTACGCGGCGATCATCGCTCGCGAGACGGCAGCCGCACAGCAGGAGCTCGAGCGCGCCGAAGCGTCGCTTGCGCTCGCGCAGCAGCGGCGTACGGCGCTTGAGGCGGCAGCGAAGCAAGGCACGATCGACAAAGCGCGTTATACGGCGTCGCTGGCCGAGACGGACCGCGGCCTTGCGCAAGCCGAGCGTGATGTCGCGCTTGCCACGCAGGCTCGTGAGCGAGCGGAACGCGCGGCGACCGCGACCGCGGCGGGTCTGAAGACGGCGACCGAAAGCGCGGCGACGGCGCAGACGGCGCTCGCGCGTACGGGCACGATGATGCGCTCGGTTGGTTCCGGCTTGCTGGCGGCGGTCGGCGGCTTACCGGGAATTCTGGCGACCGTGGGCACGGTGGCGCTTGGGGCTGCCGCGAACTGGCTGCTGTTTCGCGACAACGCGAGCAGCGCGACGTCGAGTCTGATCGACATGCAGGCGCCGCTCGATCAGATCATCGACAAATATCGGCAACTGACGCCGCTGTTACAGGAATCTGAGCGGCTGCGCACGAAGCAAGAGGCGTCGCGGGCGGCCGATGACGCGCAGTCGGCATATCGGAGTTTGGCGACGCGGGCGGCGCAAAGTGTCATGGTGCCGACGTTTGGCGATGCGCCGTCGGTGGTCTCGGATGCCGATCAGGCAGCGCTCGATCGATTCCTCGCCGGCCTGGATCGCCTCAAGACGTCGAACCTCGGCGTCGACGAGAAATCGCGCGAGATCGGGCGACTGATTGACCGCTTCGTGTCGGCGACGAGCGGCGGCGAAGCGCTGCGCGAGGAACTGGTGCGCGCCGCGGGCGCGATCGACACGGCGGGCCTCGCTTCGCAGAAAGGCGCACAGGCACTCGCTGCAATGGATGCTGCGGCAAGGGGGGCCGCCGAGGGCGTTCGGCTGCTTTCTGACGCGAACAACTTCTTCGCCGGCGGAATGGCATCGGAGGCGTGGGAGAAATATGTCCACAAGCTCAGGGAAGAATCCGACGTCATCGGTATGACGGCCCGCCAGAAGGCCGAGTACGAAGCGCGGACGAAGGGCGCGAATGATGCGCAGGCCCGCATGGCCGGCCTCGTCGCCGGACGAGCGGACGCATACAAGTCGCTCGAAAAAGCGATTGCCGACAAGGATGCGAAAGCCGCAGCGGGGGCGCGAACCAACATCGACAATCTGACGCGCGAGCTCGCGCTGATGAATCAGCAGATGGTGGTCGCGAAGGCGCTTGAGGAGTTCCAAGCCGATCTGTCGAGCAAGAAGTTCGAGAAATTCGGCTTCAATGCTGACGCAGCTCGCGCCGCGGCCGCCGCGCGCGGAAAGCAAGCCTTCGACGAGACGGTCGCCTCTGCCTCTGCACAGACAGCACGTGTGTCGACCAACGCGGCAGCGGCTCGCGCGGCGAAGGGGGGCGGTGTTCATTCGCTGGAAAGCGAGCGCATGCTCGACAACATCCGGCAGCGGATCGCGCAACTGCGCGTCGAGGCGGTCGCAACCGACAAGCTGACGCAGTCGCAAAAGGATCTCCTCGCGTTCGATCAAAAGGTGACGGATCTGCGCAGCAAGCGCAAGAAGCTGTCGGACGACGACAAGAGCCTGCTTCGCGATCAGCAGGCGATTCGCGGGATGTACGAGCAAGCGTCGCAACTGGAAAAGGAGGTGCGCTATCGCGACGCGATCAACAAGCTGAAGGAGCGCAGTGCGCAGATCGACGCGGAGCTCGGTGACTACGCGGCCGAGCGTCAGCGTGACGTGCAGCGCGAACTCGGGGCGATGTCGATGGGTGACAACGCGCGCGAGCTGAATCAGGCCATCAATCGCGTGGGCGACGAGTTTCGCCGTCGACGGGACGAACTGACGAAGGGCGCGCGAAAGGACGGCACGCTTGGCTCGCCCGAGTACATCGCCGAGATCGAGCGCATCAACACAGCAGAGGCGGAGCAGGTCGCGCGCGAGCGCGGCTATCTCGAGCAGCGGCTCGCATTGCAGGCCGACTGGCGCGTCGGCGTGAAGCGGGCGATGGCGGTCTATCAGGAATCCGCGCAGAACGCAGCGCAGATGGCCGAGGAGGCGCTGACGAGTTCGTTCCGCAATGCCGAGGATGCACTCGTGTCGTTCGCGGCGTCGGGCAAGCTCAATTTCCGCGGACTGATTGACAGCATGATCGCCGACCTCGCGCGGTTTTCGGCGCGTGCGGCGATGTCTCAGGTGTTCGGAGCGATCGGCTCCGCTTTGGGATTCGGCGGTGTCTCTGATGCCGTCGGCGCGCTCGGTGGTGCGGCAAGCGCGGCTGTCGGCTCGAACGCCTACGGCTTTCATCTCGCGACGGGCGGGGCGGTGTGGGGACCGGGCACGTCCACGAGCGACAGCATCCCGGCGCAGCTTTCGAACGGCGAGTTCGTGGTCCGCGCCGCAGTGGTGTCGCAGCCGGGCGTGCGCGCACACCTTGAGCGATTGAACGCAGGGGGGCGATCCGGCTTCGCGCGATTCGCCGCGGGTGGGCTCGTTGGCGGGAGCGCGGGAGGAGGGGATTCGCCGGCGCGCAACGGCGGGATCTCGGTCAGCGCGCCAGTTTCGATCGAGGGCGGATCGTCGAACCCCGCGAGCCTGATCGCGGTTGGGGAGTTCCGAAAGATGCTGGAACAGATGATACGCGAGCTCATACAACGTGAACGCCGGCAGGGCGGAACCTTGTGGAGAGCGCAAAACGGGATTGCAGGATGAAAGACACATTTGAATGGCCGTCGACGGTACAAGGGCACGGCGGCGATACGACGCTGCGTGTGCGCAAAGCCCAGTTCGGCGACGGCTACACCCAGCGGGCCGCGGACGGCCTGAATAATCGCGAATCGACATTCAATCTGCGGTTTGTCGGTAACGCGGCGAAGGTTGCCGCGATCATCGATTTCCTCGATCGGCATGCGGGCGCGGAGTCGTTCTACTGGACGCCGCCGCTTCGCGCCCGCGGACTCTTCGTCTGCGAAAAGTACTCCGAGCCGATCAAGAACGGCGCCGTCTACACGATGACGGCGCAGTTCGAAGAGACGTTCTCTGTATAGGAGTTCAGATGTCGATACTTCAAAAAATCGTCTTGGGCGAGCCACCCAGCGGAAGTGGCGGCGACAACAACCGCGTCGCGCACATCAAGACGAACGAGAATTTCGGTGTAGTCGAACGTTCGACTCCGCTCGATCTCAGGTATCTCAACGATAGTACGAACCTGACGCCGGACGATATCGGAAAGCGGTTCGGGATTTGGATGACCGAGCCGGGAAAGGAAGTCGGGTTTCCGCTCGCGTCGTCCGTGCCGCCAAATTCCTGTATTCACTTGTTCAACGTTCAGGGAAGGGTCGTGATCAAGTTTCAAGCCGGCGACCTGTCTCAACTGAACGTGCTGAATGCCGGCGACTGGGTGAAGTACGTGTCGGACGGTGTGAAGAACTGGCACGTCGCCGAGCGCGGTCGAATGATGTGGGACGAGGTTGTCGGCGGCAAGCTGACGGTGGGGGGCGATCTGTCTGCGGCGGTTCAAAGCGACGAAGGCCACCTTGTGCTTGGCAAGATGCCCGGCTATTTCTACGGAAATAGCGGGTCGGTGGGGTGGTGGTCTTTAGACGCCGGAGGATCGTACCAATACCTACTCAGCGACCATACGTTTCGTGTCAACGACGAGGTAGTCGCAGTGTGCGACAAGGGGAACGCTCTTCGATTCGACTGGGGGAAGAAGACGGCTGGCCAGCTCGGGGCGACGGTCGACGGAAAATACCTCGGCTATCTCTGGCACAGCGGCAACCTTGCACAACCGATGACGCTTGACACACCGCAGTACGTCGGGACGAAGAAGACGTTTACGCAGGCGCAGGAAATCGCCGTCGGTGCCACCGGGCTTCATACGCAAGCGTCGCTATACCTGAACGGGATGGGCGGCCTCAGCTATCTTGGATTCTCCGGGTTGAACAACACAGTTGGCGCGCAGTTTCGGATTTCCAGCAACACCTCGGTCGCCGAATTGCAGTGCGTCAACTACAACGCTACAACGTTCGGGGTGTTGACAGCTTCGAATTTCAATCAGGCGTCCGATCGTGCTTTCAAATCCGATATCCAGACGCTTGAGAACGTAATGGCGCGGCTGCGCGGTAAGCGGGGCGTGACGTTTCTGCAAAAAAGCAGTCCGGAAGCGGGGCGACAGGCTGGCGTCATCGCAAACGAGTGGTGGGATTTCCCGGAACTGCTCGGCGAGGGGCCCGAGATCGACGAGGACGGCGATTTCATCGTGCGTCAGTACGACGAGAGAGGCAAGGAAATTTTCGGCGAGAGCGGGCCGTCGAAGGGGCGGCCGTCGCTGACCTTCCGTTACACGAATGCCGTCGGCGTGCTGTTGGCCGGCTTGCTCGAGACGGATGCGGCGTTACAGGACGCGCTCAGGCGGATTGCGGAATTGGAGGCGGCGAAGTGAGTGTAACGGCAGACGTCCAGCAGCTGGAGCCGGGCCGTCTGATTGAGTTTTTCGAAGTCGACTGTACGGAAATCGGCGCCGACGTGCTGCGCTTTCATCGGCATCTTCAGTCGACGTCGATCGTATGGCAGGGGCGCGAGTACAGGTCGTGGCCGATTCAGGCCACCGGCTTCGAGCAGACATCCGACGCGCAGCAGCCATCGCCGACGCTGCGGGTGGGTGACATCAACGGAACGATTTCGGCGCTGTGCGTTGCGCTTGGTGATCTCGTCGGCGCGAAGGTGTTCCGGCGCCGGACACTCGCGCGCTACCTCGACGCCGTGAACTTTCCGGCCGGCAATCCGACGGCGGACCCGAACGAAGAATTGCCGCCGCAGCAGTGGCGGATCGAGCAGAAGAGCGACGAGCAGCCGGGATTGCACGTCGAATTCACGCTGTCGTCGCCGCTCGACTTTGGCGGCCAGCAACTGCCGAAGCGGCAGATCATTTCGATCTGCCAATTGGGGTATCGCGGTCCCGAGTGCGGCTATATCGGTGCGGCGTGTTTCGACAAGGACGACAACCCGGTAAGCGATCCCGCGCTCGATCGATGCAGCAAGAAGATCAGCGGTTGCGAACGTCGATTCGGTGTGAACAACCCATTGCCGTTCGACGGCTTCCTGTGCGACACGATGGCCTGACGCACGAACCAATTTCGATATGAGGACCCGCCACACGGCGGGTTTTTTTATGGACGAACAGATCAAGAACGCTATCGCGGCGCACGCGCTGGCCGAGTACCCGCGCGAGTGCTGCGGGCTCGTTGTGAAGACCGAGAGCGGCGAGATATACGTGCGCTGCCGCAACCTCGCGGCCGCACCAACCGACCAGTTCGCGCTCGCAGCGGAGGACTACGCAGCGGCCGAAGACATGGGCGAGATTGTCGCTCTCGTTCATTCGCATCCCGGCGCATCGGCACAGCCGACCGACGAGGACCGCACGATGTGCGGGCGCAGCGGCATCGCGAAATGGGTGATCGTGTCGCTCGGCGTGCAGGCCGATGGCTCGATCGGCATCGACGACTGGTGCGAATTCGAGCCGGGAGGCTACGTCGCGCGACTAGTCGGCCGCCAGTTCGTCCATGGCGTGCACGACTGCTACGCGATCGTGCGCGACTGGTATCTCGCCGAGCGCGGCGTCGCGCTACCCGACTTCGAGCGCGAGGACGAGTGGTGGAACGATGGCCGATCGAATCTCTACCTCAACCACTATCAGGACGCTGGCTTTCTCGACGTCGGCCGCGACGTGACGTTGCAGGTCGGCGACGTGCTGCTGATGCAGATCCGCAGCAAGAACGGTGTGCCGAATCACGCGGGCGTGTATCTCGGTGACGGGCAATTCCTGCACCACATGCACGGGCGTCTGTCGACGCGCGCGGTGTGGGGCGGAATGTGGGCCGACAGCTGCACGACGGTGCTGCGCTACGTGGGAGACAGGAAGTGAGCGAGACGCTTCGCATGATAAGGCTGTACGGCACGCTCGGCGTGCGTTTCGGACGCATTCACCGCCTTGCCGTCTCGTCGACCGCAGAGGCGGTGCGCGCGCTATCGGTGCTGATTCCCGGCTTCCGTGCGTTCCTGACGTCGGCGCGCGACGCCGGCCTCACGTTCGCCGTGTTCAACGGCCGGCGCAATCTCGACGAGGACGAGCTCGAGCATCCGGTCGGGCGCGACGAGATCCGCATTGCGCCGGTAATCGTCGGCAGTAAGCGCGGCGGGCTCTTCAACACGATTCTCGGCGCCGCACTCGTTGCCGTTGGCGCGGTGGCGACGTTCGGTTTCGCGCAGCCGTGGGGCACATCGCTGATGGGGCTCGGCGCGTCGATGGCGCTGGGCGGCATCGTGCAGATGCTCAGTCCGCAACAGGCCGGCCTCGCGGGGACGGCGAACAACGGCACGTCGTACTACTTCAACGGACCCGTGAACAGCGCTGCGCAGGGCGAGCCGGTGCCGCTCGTCATCGGCGAAATGGTCGTCGGCTCGAAGGTGGTCAGTTCGGGAATCTATGCGGAGGATCAGGTTTGAAGAAGGTCCATGCTGAAGGCGGGGTGAAGCGCATCTACGGCGCCAAGGGAGGTGGTGGTGGCGGTGGCAGCAGTGAATCGCCCGACAGCCTGCATTCGATTGCGCGCGCGAAGGTGCTCGACGTGATCTCGGCGGGGCCCATCGTGGGGCTGGTGAATGGCCTGCAGTCGGTCTATCTCGACGGCACGCCGATCCAGAACGCGGACGGCTCGCTGAATTTCCAGAACTACACCGTCGACGCGCGAACCGGCACGCAGGATCAGGACTACATCCCGGGTTTTCCGGCCGTCGAGCGTGAGGCCGGCGTCGGCGTGCCGCTGACGTCCGACGCGCCGTGGGTGCGCCAAATCCAGAATACGCAACTGACTGCGGTGCGCGTGCGCTTCGGTGTGCCGGCGCTACAGCGTCAGGACACGTCGAACGGCAATATCACGGGCTATCGCGTCGACTATGCGATCGACTTGTCGGTCGACGGCGGGTCGTATGCGCAGGTGCTGGCCGGTGCGTTCGACGGCAAGACAACGTCGCTCTATGAGCGCTCGCATCGGATCGAGCTGCCGCGCGCAAAAAATGGTTGGTTGATCCGCGTGCGCCGCATCACGCCGAACGCGCACACGGCGACGATCGCCGACGCGATCAACATCGAGGCGATTACCGAGATCATCGATCGGAAGCTCCGCTATCCGATGACGGCGCTTGTCGGTATGACGTTCGACGCACGTTCGTTCTCGAGCGTGCCAGTGCGTTCGTATCACGTGCGAGGGATGATCTTCCGAGTCCCGACAAACTACGACCCGGGGACGCGTACGTACTCGGGCACATGGGACGGTACGTTCAAGGCAGCATGGACGAACAATCCGGCGTGGGTCTACTACGGCCTGCTTCTCGACAAGCTCAACGGATTGGGTGACCGTGTCGATGCTTCGATGGTCGATAAGTGGGCGCTGTACGCAATCGCGCGTTACTGCGACGAACTCGTGTCCGACGGGAAGGGCGGCAAGGAGCCGCGCTTCACCTGCAACTGCGTGCTTCAGACGCGCGCGGACGCATTCAAGGTGGTACAGGATCTCGCGAGCGTCTTTCGCGGCATTTCGTACTGGGGCGCCGGGTCGGTGGTCGCGTCGGCCGATATGCCGTCCGATCCGGTCTACCTGTACACGGCCGCGAATGTCGTCGGTGGTTCATTCAAGTACGTCGGCAGCGAACGCAAGACGCGTTACACGGTTGCGCTCGTCAGCTACAACGATCCGACGAACCAGTACAAGCAAGCTGTCGAGCCCGTGCAGGACGACGACGGGATCGCGCGATATGGCGTCATCAAGACGGAGGTCACGGCGTTCGGCTGCACGTCGCAGGCGCAGGCGCACCGGCTCGGGCGCTGGCTGCTGCTGACGTCGCGGTACGAGACCGGGACGGTGTCGTTTCAGGTCGGGCTCGACGGGACGCTTTGTGCGCCGGGACAGGTGATCGCCGTTGCCGACCCTAAGAAGGCCGGCCGCCGGATCGGCGGGCGCATCCGCGCAGCGGCCGGCGAAAGGATCACGCTCGACAAGGCGCCGACAATCGCCGCCGGCGATCGCTTCACGGCGATTCTGCAGTCGGGTATTGCCCAGGCGCGCGCGGTCAAGTCGGTCGACGGCGACACGGTCACGCTCGCCGAGCGCTTCGACGCCGATCCGGTGCCGGGCGCTGTGTGGATGATCGAAAGCCGCGAGCTCGCGGCGCAGCAGTATCGCGTGGTGAGCGTGCAGGAAAGCGACGACGACGGCCAGATCGTCTACACGATCAACGCGACGCAGTACGAGCCGGGGAAGTACGCGGCGATCGACGACGGCGCACAGATTCAGCAACGGCCGATCACGATCGTTCCGCCATCGGTGCAGCCGCCGCCGTCGAACGTCCGCCTCTCGACATACTCGGTGGTCGATCAGGGCATTTCGAAAACAACGATGGTGATCGCGTGGGATGCAGCGAACCACGCGACAAGCTACGTCGTCGAATGGCGGAAGGATAACGGCGAGTGGGTGAAGGTGCCGTCGACAGGCGGCCTGCAGGTCGAGGTGCCGGGAATCTATCAGGGCAAGTACCTCGCGCGGGTGCGCGCCGAGAACGCGCTCGGCGTGACGTCGATTCCGGCGTACGGCGTCGATACGCAACTGACCGGGAAAACCACTCCGCCGCCGTCGGTCGTGTCGCTGACTGCGGCGGGCATCGTGTACGGGATCGATCTGAAATGGGCGTTTCCGGGTGACGGTTCCGCTGGCGACACGCAGCGAACGGAGATCTGGTACAGCCGTACGCCGAATCGCGACGACGCGACCAAGTTCTCCGACTTCGCGTATCCGCAGGCGTCGACCTCGTATCAGGGGCTCGCGGTCGGGCAGGTGTTTTATTTCTGGGCGCGCCTGGTCGACACGTCCGGCAACGTCGGGCCGTGGTTCCCGGCGAAGGGGCCGGGCGTGCAGGGTCAGCCGAGCACGGATCAAAGCGACTATGAGAAGTATTTCGCCGGCCAGATCGGGAAGTCGGCGCTTGGCACGGAGCTGCGCGCGCCGATCGACCTGATCACCCCGCCGATGGCCGGCGACGCAACGATCTACGCGGGCGACGAAAGACTCAATGCTGGCGTGTGGTCACTGCAAGCGGCGATCGCCGAGGGCGATATGGCGGTCGCGAAGAAGGTCGAAACAGTCGCGGCCCAGCTGCACTCGGGCTCGAATCTGCTGAACGCCGCGGTGCAGAAGGAGACGATTGCGCGTGTCGAAGCTGATCGTGCGATGGCGCAGGACATCACGACGGTGCAGGCGCAGGTGGACGACAACGTGGCTGCGGTGCAAACCGTTGCGAAGTCCTACGCCGACCTGAACGGACGTGTCGCGGCGTCGTATCAGATCAAGGTACAGACGACCGCCGACGGCCACAAATACATGGCGTCGATCGGTGTGGGCATCGACAACGAAAACGGCGTCGTCGAATCGCAGGTGCTCGTGTCGGCGAAGCGGTTCGCCGTGATCGACGAGGACGGCTCCGGTGTGATCGGTGCGCCGTTCGTCGTGCAGGGCGGGCAGGTGTTCTTGCGTCAGGCGCTGATCGGTGCGGGCTGGATTACGAACGCGATGATCGGCAGCTACATCCAGTCCGACAACTACATCGCGGGGCGGCAGGGATGGCGGTTGGATAAGACCGGTTGGTTCGAAATGAACGCAGCGGACGGCAGCGGAAATCGGCTTGTGATGGATGGTAGCAGTGTCCGTGTCTACGACGGTAACGGCGTGCTGCGGGTGCGCATGGGGATGTGGTGATGACGAGCGGACTTCAGATTTTCGACGGTGCAGGTCGTCCGATCCTCGACGCCAAGTCGCGAGCGGGACGGGTGGTTGGGATTGCTTGGGCTGGCGGGAGCGATGGGAGTGTCGCGGCGGATATGTCCGGTGGGGAGCCGTTTTGGGCCTTCGTGCCGCAACAGATTTTCTTTCGTGTATCGGGCGCCGAGCCGTCGCCGGTCGTCTCGATTAATGCAGGGGGAATCAGTTGGTCGTATAGCCCGAACTCGGGCGGATCGAACGCGTACACCCGAGTCCCCGGGTGGATCGTTTTTGGAGTGTATTGATGCCGGCAGGATTTCAGGCATTCACTGATACCGGTGTGTATCAGATCGACGGGCGAACGCCGAACTACCAGATGGTCCAATCGATGGTGGCGGATTCTGCGGTCGGTTCGTTGCCTTTGGCACGGAATGATGCTGGGCGGACGTTCATGATAGATCTTCCGAGTGTCACTTTCACTTTCTCGTCAGTGGCGGGTCCGATGTACGCGGTACTCGCATCTGGCGCAGTGGGAATCACGCTGTGGGGTGCGAAGCGAAACGGAAGTTCGTATTCCGTGACGTTTGTCACCGAGCGACCATGTAACGTCCGACTGTTCGTGTTCGACCAAGTACCCGTCGCCGCGGGAAACTTCGGGTTGCAGGTTTTCGATGCTGGCGGACGATTGGTCGCGGATTCGTCGAAGCCGTTTCTCCGGGTCCTCGATGTGATCTTCGAGGATTACATGAACGGTGTTGGGTGGACAGTCGAGGGCGCACCTTCGCCGCCGTGGCATTCTCGGTCGTACGGCGTGCCAGTTCTGATTTCCGCTATCTACTCCGTTCATCGAGCGTGGAGCTATGACCCGGGGGTGGTTGAGCTCTCGTCGATTCGCGTTGACGGTGGGAATGTGTCTTGGGGAACGGCGCTGTACAACGGTGGGAGAACGCCGAATATCGCATGCTTTCGCGAGCAGTATCACTCGCGATTCATGGTGCTTGACGGGACGGGAATCGTTTAGCGGGTCGCCAAATATGGCGGCCCTTTTTCATTGCGAGGGGCTGATGCGAGCGAGTCCGAGTGAGGTGGCGAGTTATGTTGGAAGTGTTACAGCTGTTGCGTCTTCACTGACGCTGACGGATATCGGCGTGATCGTCGGGATCATGACGGCAATCGCGACGTTTGGGCTCAACTTCTTTTTTATGTGGCGCAAGGATCGCCGGGAACAGCGCGAATCGGACATGCGCATTCTGGAGATGGAGAGGCACGATGGCTGAAATGCGGAGGACGACTCTTGTGGGTGTTGTGGGGGCTGCTGCGGCAGCCCTTCTTTTTTCCGTCGTCCCGAAGTTCGAGGGCGTCAAACTGGTCGGGTATCTCGATCCGATCGGCATCCCGACAAAGTGCATGGGCGACACGCGCGATGTCGTCGTCGGCCGGGCGTACAGCGAGGCCGAGTGTCGCTCGTCACTCGAAACGCAACTGATCGCCCACGCCGAACCCGTGCTGCGTTGCACGCCGGGGCTGAGACGTCGTCCGTATCAGCTCGCGGCGGCCGTGAGCTTTGCATACAACGTCGGCGCGCATGCCTACTGCAACAGCACGACGGCGAAGCGCTTCAACGCGGGCGACCTGCGCGGCGCGTGCCGCGCGATCAACGAATCCGATAGCGGTCGGCCGCAGTGGGTCTTTGCGAACTGCCGGACCGTTATCGACCCGAAAACGAAAAAGCTTCTGCCGGTATGCGACACGCTACCGGGTCTGGTGAAGCGGCGTGCGGAAGAGCGCGCGATCTGCGAGCGGGGGCTCTGATGCCGAAAGCAGCTCCGTATCTGTTGGCCGCCTTGCTTGGCATGGCGGCAGGCGCGGGCGCCGAGTACCTGATCGGCGCGCGTCGGCTCGCCGACGAGCAGGCCGCGCGTGCGCTCGATGCGCAACGGCACGCCGAAGCGTTGGGCGCGATCTCGCGTGCCACGCTCGACGCCGAGCGACGCGCGATCGCCGCGAATGACGCAGCCGCGTCGGCGGTGGCCGCCGTCGACCAACGAACCACGAAGGAGAGGAACGAGCATGAAGCTGAGAATCACAGCCTGCGGGCTGCTCTTGCCGCTGGCACTGAGCGGTTGCGCGTCGCCGTCCGACGCTGCACGGCAGCCGGTCGCGACGGCATGCCCGGCGCTTCCAGCGCCGCCGGCGTGGGCGATGGTGCCGCCGCCTATGCAGACGTCGACGCAGCGGTTGCGGAACGCGTTTTCGGCGTCGTCGGCGACGATCAGCGCGAGATCGACAAACTGACGGCCCTCCAGGGTTACGTCTGCGCGATCCGGCCGCAGTCGCCTGGATGTCAGAAATGAAAATCGAATGTAAACTCGGCGGCTCATGAAGTGAACAACATCTATGGACCTGAGATCGAATATGAAAAGAACCTTCGCCTACATGGCGCTTCCGCTTTGCCTCTACGTTTCCGCATGTGGCGGTGGGGATGATGGTGGTGGGGGATCGTCTGGCCCGGCGATTAAGCTCACCTATTCGGGCGCGCCGCTGGTGTCGGAGCAACGAGCGCGGGCGATGGCCGCGGGTGCCAACGTTTCGAGCAACCTATCGGGCCAGAGCAGCTCGGCGGATGGCGCGGCCACCATTGCCGCACTTCAAGATGCCTTCAAGGCCCGCGGCGCGGATGTCGGGGTGTATCCCGGCATTGTCAATGGAACGACGTTGCACCAACTCGTCATGTCCGAGAACAACGGAATCGGCCCGGCAATCGACGAAGTTTATAACTCGAAAACGAACATCAGCGAATGGGTGCTCGTCAATTTCCAGTTCGACGACATGACGGGCTATATCGATTCGAACGAGAAGTCGGAGATGGTGGATCGCTTCAAAAACGAACTGCTGATCTACGTGGAACGAGAGTATATGAAAGGGCGGGTGGTATTCGCCGCCCTCCCGATCATGTCGTGCGCTCCCGATAAGGTAGTCAGTTCGGTCGACGCAGCCGGACGCGCTGTTTTGACGACGTATCCGACCGCGTCTAAAGCGCTTTATCGAGCCATTGAAGTGGCTGCGAATAACAACGTCTTTCCAGTTGATACAGTTGGCGGTACGTCTCAGCCGGATGTCGCGCACATGGGCGCCGATTGCAACACGCCGGACAAGGTCGCGCAAGACGCCCAGATCGCGAGCATCGTCGATCCGCTGGTTGAGCGCTACAAGGTCGCGCTCGATACGATCAACAAGTGCAAGTACAACCGCGAGGCCATCCCGGAGGAGGGGCGGTCCGCGCAATGCTGGGGTATCGAGCCGGTCAAATAATAATACTTCTGTTGCCCCGGTCGCTCGGCCGGGGCTTTATGCGGCGACCCATAAGTCCGGCCTGATGCCTTGCCACTTCGAGGAGACTCAATGAGCCGTCCTGCGAGCAAGTGATCGCTTAATGGCGATGTTCGCAATGGCGACGAGTATGCCGACAACGATGATCGAAGCGATGAGAATCGCCGTCATCGCCAGTACCTCCATGTCATCCGGGTTCGCGAGTTCAGGATGTCCGGTGAGGCTCAGCACGGCGCGGATGCCATTGTCCAGAAACCCGGGCATTTCGATGGGAAGCCGAATCACTAAGTTGGCGAGTGCCCATCCGCCAACGAGCGTAATGATCGTGTTGAGCGCGAATTTCCCGAGCCTCTTCATTTCACTTCCACCGTGCCATAGGCCTTCAGGCTGGTGCCCGGAACCGTCAGGTCCGCACCCTTCTTGCGGAGGAACGTTGCGAACCTCTCGAAGCTGGCTGTGTTGGTAACGGTAATACATCCTTCACTGAGCCCCATTGGGCCAATCGGATGCAGGCGAAACGCGCCGCGCTTTACTTTACCCACGTACGTGCTATCGCCCGTGTCTCTGTTCCAAAGCATGAACCATTTCGTGTGATCGGACGTGCCGTACCCGAATTGGCCCCACAGGTCATAGAGCCACCCGAGATTTCCGCCAGACTGACGGTCTACGATGTAGTAGACGCCCTTCGGTATCGGGCCGATTTTTTCGATTGCGGTCGCTTCCGGATTGTCGCGGCCGGAACTGCGACCGGAGAACGCCGGCAGAGTGCCCACGCCTGGGCAATGAAAAGCGGACGTCGGCTGATTGTTCAAAACGAATGTGCAGCGGATCGGCATCGCTTGGCCCCCTGTAATTTTCGACGCGCATAGTGTACATGCCTGCAAAATCACGGCGCACCCGGTGAATCTGTCAGGTGCAGAGCCGCTCGCATCTATCCGTCGCTACACGATATGGCTGAACGCTTCATCCTCGTGTTCGACTTCAAGAAGGCGTTTCAACCGGTCGAGAGCGAACAACTGCACTCCGCTTTTCTCTGCTTCAATTCGGGCTGCATCGACGAGCTTTCGCGACTTCCCGACGATGTTGCTTCGCAAATATGCGATATCAAGAGCCATGCGCTGCTCGAGCGTATGCCGGCCCAATTTCTTGCCTTCCTCGATGCGCCATTTCTCGCGCAGTTCCGCCCACGTTACCCGCTGAAATTGTGGGATCGATTTCGGCGATGTGCCGGGGGGCGTGTCGTCCGGAGACTCCCAGCATTTGGACTTGAGCTCTTCGCGGGCACGCCACTCGTCCGAAAAGGGCGCGACTGGTTCTCGCATACGGGCGAATGGGGCGGCACGATCAATTTCCTTCTCGACAATGTAGCCGAGCCTCCGTAGCGGCGCGCCATACTCGAGCAACGACGGGTCAATTGCGCGCGCCCGCCGCGACGCATCGGCGATGCAACTGCGGAGCTCCCACAACGTGAGGCGTTGGTGCTGAACTTCGAGAATCAGCCGTTGGACGTCCGCATACGTGCAGCGCGTCCACCACTCGGTCATCTCGGGTAGCTTGGGCGGATTGAACGGTGGCAGGATCATTTCGTAATACGAGAAAACATGTGATTTTATACAGTATATCTTGGACTATGATGAAGTGATCCATCCCCTGAAAAGAGGTGCCGCCGTGTGCACCAACTATCGCGCCCCCGATGAAGAGCCGGGCATCAGCGAGCTACGGCTTGGTTTGATCGACCTATGGAAGATAACGCCTTGGGAGCCGGAGATTTACCCAGACTATCTCGCGCCCACGGTGGCAATGATCGACGGGCGCGTCGAGGCGTTCCTCGCGGGGTTCGGCTATTGGCCGCGTGCGCTGCAGAAAGCGAACATAGAAGCAGCGAAGGCCGAGGGCAAAGCGCCGCCGATCATGCGTAGCACGATGAACGTGCGTGACGACAATCTTGGGAAGTCGCCGCTATACGGGCCGACGTGGCGTGCGGGTCGCCGCTGCCTGATTCCGGCGCAATGGATTTACGAGCCGTGCTACGAGACAGGGAAGAACGTATGGCACCGGATCGGACTGACTGACTGGCGAACGATGTGCGTCGCCGGTATCTGGCGGACGCTGACGGGCCCGGACGGCGCAAACCATCGCACCATGTCGATGATCACGGTGAGCGGTGAGGGACATCCGATCTTTTCCCGAATGCACAAGCCGAACGATGAGAAGAGGGCCGTCGTGATCTTGCGTCCTGACGACTGGGAGGAGTGGCTGACGACGTCGAACGTTGAGGCCGCGCGCGCGATGCTGCAGCTCTATCCGGCTGACGAGATGGTGGCGGAGCCCACGCCTAAATAGCGATTCGAACGCATGGTCCCGTATTAGATGGAAGGCTGGAGATGCTGACATTGTGGATCGACTCGGATAATAATCAGGCCCCATATTGTCTACCAAGGTGATAGATAGACATATTGTCGTTAAATGCTATTGATAGACATGTTGTCGATATGAATGTATGATCGACAACATGTCGGGCTGGCATGTCGGCCGACAATTCGATATGGGGTGACTATGAACGGACTAGAGGCGATTCTTGAGCGGGCGGCGTGTGTACAACTCGGGCAGAAAGTCCCGGCGCGAACGCAGAAATTCGAGACCTACGCAGTTAGCAATTTCCGAGGCGGGATCGGAAAGAGCACGATCTCGTTTAATCTTGCGTACGAAGTGTCTGCGAACGACGCGACGCTTGTCTTGGATTTGTGTCCGCAGCGCAATATGACGCAGAGTCTTCTCGGAGAAGATTTGTCAGGCTTTGACGTCACAATTTACGATGCATTGCTCGCGGAAGTGACGGGTACCGGCGACATTGATTATGACGATCTTGTGGTTCGCGTAGTGGCTGGCAACAATTCCTTTGCGGGCCGGGAGCGAAAACGTAGCTTCGTGATACCCGGGTCGCAGGAGCTGTTTCTCTTTCCGTCCCTCCTTTACAGCACGCTTGCGCAATATTCGCAATTGTCGGGGACGAGGGTGAAGGCACCAAGCGCGCGTGTTCTTAATGCAGTGGCCAAAATCACGAGCGGGGCAAAGGAGAAGACCAAGGCAAGTAAGGTGTTGATCGACACGAGCCCTTTCTTTGGGGGAGCCACGCACTTGGCTTGGTGCGCGGCTGATGCTCTCATTATCCCGGTTCGGGTTGATCAGCATTCGATTGAAGCGCTTCGATTGACGCTCGAAATGCTTGCTGACACAAATAGCGAGTTTCACAAGTTCAACAACCAGGCTGGAATCAGCAATGTACCAAGGGTGCATGCAGTTGCCATGACGCACTGCGGATGGAGTCGCCAAAATAAGAACCGTCCCGACAGTTCGACGCAACATTTCCTGCAGGCCGCGCTGGATATCGCGAATAAGTACGCCGACCTGTTTTCGGAGGACGACCCGGCAGATTGCTTTTATCTGTTGGACGATTTTCTTTCGAGCGGACGGATTAGCGGCAAGCAACGTATTCCGTTGGCGAAGCTCGAAGCTGGTCAAAAATTCGCCGTCGACGGGCAACGCTTGGAAGTAAATCCGTCGGTCGACCGCTATAAGAAGGAGATCAAGAATCTCGCGACCGCACTGTAATATCGAGCGTCGGAGGTGCTGGTTGAGCCAGCACCGAAAAAAATCGCGTCCTAGCTCAAAAATGGTGTGTGTTTTTCTGCCTTCGCACGACACGTCACTGTATGCATCTACAGCATTGCCGGAAGCTCAATCCCGCATGAAATTGAGCGACCCAAGCCTGTCAACTGAATTTGCATACAGTGGTATCGGCCTTTGAACTGGGGCGGAAGAGGGTATTCGAGCGGCGAAGACTGAGATCGGGATGACGAGCAATGACAGGAATTAGGATTGCACTGCCCGCGAACCCTTAATTTTCAGACGATCCTCGGGGGTTCGAATCCCCCTCTCTCCGCCAGAACACCTTCCGAGCGGTTCCGCTCGATTCTCGTAGATCCCCCGAGGCGCCTTATCTGGCGGCGTTTTGGGGGTGTCAATCCTCTTGTCCGTTCCGCCCCGTCCCGACACAATCTACCCATCGAATGGGGGTAAGTGAAGTGGTCAAGCAACTTTGGACACTGCTCCGGGATAGGCTGCGAGCGCTTCGAAACGCGCTGGCGGCAGTCCCTTCGCAGCCGAGTGAAGGCGACGATGGTTGTAAAAATCGACTAGATAATCAGTGATGTCTTGCTCTGCATGGCGGTGATCGACGTACAACTGGTCGCCGATCCATTCATTTTTGAGGCTTCGGAAGAAGCGCTCGACCACCGCGTTGTCCCAACAGTTGCCGCGCCGACTCATGCTCTGGATCGTGCCACGGGCGCGCAGCTCGGCGAGAAAGCGCGTGCTCGTGTATTGGCAGCCCTGATCCGAATGGAACATCAGGCCTGGTGGCGGACGACGATGATCGTAAGCCCGTCTTAATGCCTTTAGTGCCAAGTCGGTGTCCGCGTGCTGACTAAACGCCCAGCCCACCACGCGGCGCGCGTACTGGGGGAGCTTGCCGTCCCATTTCTCGATCGCCATCTGTTGCAGGATCTGGCTGTTCTCGCGTAGTGCTTTCGCTTTCACCTCGAGCGCTTCGGCCTCGCCCTTGGCGATCGCGACTTGCTTTGCCGCGTCCGCCTCGGCTGCACGCAGTTCGTTCTCCTTCTGCTGCGCGATCTGCGTCGCTGCGATCTTCCCGCTGATCGAGTTCATGACCTGCTCGGGGAGGCGCATCTGATTCACGAAATAGACCTTCTCGACACTGATTCCGACCTTCGCGGCGTTCGCCTTTACCTCGTCCTCGACGCGCTGCTGTAGCGCCGCCTTGCCCCTGCCGTAGACGTCCTCGACCGCCATCGACGCGCCGGCGAGATTCAGGGCGTCGCGCACGATCGCGCGCAGGTAGACGCCCGTGATCTCATCGACTCCGCGCCGATACTTCTGGAACACCTTGGGCGCGTTCTCGCGCGGGATCGCGTAGCTCACGCCGATGTCGGTGTTGACCGACAGGCCCTCCACCGTCTGGAACGTGAACGACTCGTCGGACTTGCCAGCTTTGTCCCACACGTAGGACTGCGTGAACGTCGGGAAGATGAACATGTCGACGTTGGGCCCGTTGAAGTAGCGACCGGGCCCCTTCACTTCGACGTTGACACCGCGGTCGTCGCCGTAGCGTTGTACCTTCACACCGACGTAGCCGGCCGGGACGTTGTCGCAGCCGGCCGCGAGGAACATCGTCGGCGCGAGGATCAGAATCAGAAACAGGCGTTTCACTTGGTCTCCTTGAAATGAGGGGGGATGAATTTCACAAAGGCGGCGGCATATGCCAGCCACACGAACGGCACGGCGAGCAGGGTGATGCTGCTGTCCTGATTCACCAGCCACGGGGTGACGATCGACAGCAGCACGAGAAACAGCACGGCCGCGACGATGAGCTTCGAAGCGGTTTTGATTGGTATCTCCGGTAAAAAATGGCGGGGCGCGCATACGGGCCGCCCCGCCGAAAGGCCGCGCTTATCCGAGAGGAAATCCCGCGCGCGGCGGGCGGGGAACTGCGGTGTGGCTTGCGTTGGTCACAAAAAGCCACGCGTCCGAAGCGCCGGAATGTGCGTGGCTATGGGGAGGGGCGTCGTGCTAGGATTTCCAGCAAACAGAATCAGATGACGGGGTGCGACATGGACTGGCTGACATTTGTATCCAAGGTGATCGAGGCCACAGCGTGGCCGCTGGCCGTCCTTATCCTCGTGTTCAAGTTCAGCGACCGATTCCGCGAGTTGCTCGGCAATTTGACGGAGTTCAATCTCCCCGGGGGAATATCGGGAAAATTCGAAGCGCCGTTGCAAAACGCAGAACATCTAGCAAGGCAATTGGAGCTTACTTTTATCGGCGAAGGGGGCGTCGAATTCACGCCTGACCCGATTGCGCTCAATGCGAACCCGACTGGCGTGATCATGGAGGCATGGAAGGAACTCACGTCGGTGGGGGGTGACCTTTTTAAGATGGCTCAAATTCTCGGGAGAGACGCACGGATCGTCAGTGGGAGCATTAGCAAAGACGTACTACGAGAGCTCGAATCTCGGTGCCTCGTGCCGGACGACGAGATAAAGCTCTTGAGAGAACTTCGCGAGATTCGCAATCGCGCTGCACATTCTGTTAAGGGCCGACCAACGCCAGATGAGGCCGAGCGATTTGTTTCGATTGTTCGCGCACTTGAGGCTGCTTGGATTGCTCGATTGGCGAGCGCGGAGCCGAGGTAACTTGTCAAATCGAAAGAGATGGAGATGATCTGCGAGTCCAGCCTCTGCGAGCGCAATTACAGGGCGCCAGCCCGGTACGACGCACAGAGAAACCATACGCCTCCGATTGTGGTGCCATAGGCGAGGATTATCCCGAAAGCTCGAGCGAGACGCCCGTTCGGCCGAGCGCACGCGGCGAGTAGGTCATTGTCGAAAGCGACTCTGTTCATGATGGTCTCGTGTCGTCGCAATTACCGACGGTATGCATGGGTCGACGCGGCGAAAGGTTCGATGGACGTATCGGCTGCCGGCTCAATGCGCTGCATGGCGCCGGACGGCATGAGCTCGATTGCGTCGAGGCAATGTCCGGCGAAGTAGTTGCGATCATGGCGTTCGATGGCGTCTTGGAGCTTGGTCCATGTCAGGGTTTCACGGACGTTGTATTCGTGATTTGCATGAATGTGAATCTTCGCGGTCCCCGGTGGGTTTTGATTGCCCGCAGGGCGGGCGCGGTTGGTCATGTGGCGTCCTGATCGATTCGCTTGATGCATGACTTAGCGTCACGGATCGCCTTTTCATGGCGTGCGACGGCTTCCGGATAGTGCTTCATCGTGGGCTCAGAAGCCGTCAGCGCTACCATTGCGCCGCGAAGCGCATCGACGAGCTCGGTGTAGAAGGGAAGATCCGCAACGTCGGCGACGCGGTTGCAGGCTTCGAGTACGGTTTGTTTGCCCATCATCGTTCTCCTGTAGCGGGCGCGGTCGGTCAGTGCACGTGGTGCTCGTCGCGGCCGATGTGCTTCATCGCACGCGTAACCTCGACGACGAGCCAGAGAATCAGCAGGGCCAAAGCCCCAGTCACGAAGTGCTTCACCTCAGCAGCCTCCGCGAAGATCTTCGATGCCCTGAGCGATCAGATCGCTTGCAACTTCGCGCAACAGGTGCTCGACAAGCGCGCCGCGAGGCAGACGGCGCAGTTCGAGGAGGTTCTTTGCGGCTTGGCTCACGATCGGCTCCTAGACCTTGAGTCCGATCGACCGTAGAAAGAGGCGTCGGTCGTATTCGAGCTTCAACCGGGCCGCGTGCCGCATTGCATGGGCGCGGCCGATGTTCTCGCTGTACCGATGAGATAGGCCGAGTACCGCCCACGTCTCACGGCTCGCGTTTGCGCTGACTTCGAGGTCAGCTGCTGCGTTTTCAAGCCACTCGACCGATACGGTCGGCAGCTTCCGTTTCGCTTCCACTGGATCTCCTTTCGAAGAGTCACGATTATGATCCTCGCTTCCCCTCATGATTTAGTAGTTCGAATTCAATGCAACGATCAGGGCGTAGCACCAATCGATCTGCTTCCTTGTCAGTTTTCATGGGATGGGGCCACTGCCGCGACTTCCGACTTCGCTTTCCCCTCCGAACGACAATCCGGCTATCTCGTGAACCGCCATGTGCGTCGCGACCAACTCCGGCGTCCTCTGGCTCCCTCGCCGCGGCCAGACCACGTCCGCATCGGCAGGACCCCATCTCATGAAAGCTGAGTGGTGTCGGGCGCTACCCCGTTTCTCGGCTACACCGTTGAGCCGAACGGTTGCTCCCGCTGGGCGGGTCCCGGTGCGCTCCTCAATCGAGGGGCGCGCCGAAGCGCGTTAGCGAGATGAATCGGGCATGCGGTGCTCGCGTCTGGTCCAATCCTCGCGGGTTTGCCTTTCCGGGCGCACACGCGACGTATCAGCAGGCGAAGCGGTCGATTCTTGGGCCGCTGAAACGTCGCGGCCTGCTGAAGTGTCCCGAAATACTGTAGCTACAAAAAATACTTGCAATTGTTATTAACCGTAACTACAATAATTTGCATGGACATCACCTTTGACCCGACCAAGAACGAAACGAACATTGCCAAGCATGGAGTGTCGTTGGCGCTTGCAGCGCAACTCGACTGGTCGGACGTGTTGTCCTACGTGGACGACCGACGCGACTACAGTGAAGTGCGCGAAGTCGGGTTCGGTGTGATCGGCGATCGCCTCTATTGCGTGGTGTTCACGTAGCGCGGCGACTCGATGCACATCATCAGCATGCGTAAGGCGAACAAGCGGGAGGTCAAGAGCTATGTCGAGCAAGCGTAAGATCGTCATGCCGACGGACGAGGAAGACGCGGCAATCAACCGCGGCATCGCGGCCGATCCCGACACGTTCGAAGTGCCGGCGGAAGACTTCGCGAAGATGACGCGGCGAGGCAAGCGTGGCCGTCCGCCGCTCGAAGCGCCCAAGGTGCAATTGACCGTGCGTTATGACGTCGACATTGTCGACGCCTTCAAGGCAACGGGCGAAGGTTGGCAGACGCGCATGAATGATGCGTTACGCGAGTGGCTGAGGGAACATCAGCCTGCGTAGCGCTCGTTCGACGACGCGATAAAAAGAGGTTGTAAACCGCGCCGCGTTTCGCTATATTGACGACGTCGGGCGCGAGGTGCGCCCAAAGTAAGCCCGCTCAGTTTGCTGTGCGGGCTTTTTCTTGGTTCATCGCGGAATCCCGGGGAACGCGGCGCGGATCTTGAGGAAGAAGTATTGCTCGTCGCGGTACCCGTAAGCGCGGCGCTTGATGACCTTGATCGTGTTGTTGATGCCTTCGACGACGCTGGTATTGAGCGGATGGCGGCAGCGGGCCACGATTCCGTGCCAGTAACCCTGCAAGCGCTGGGCGAACTTTTGCAAGGCGGCGATCCCGCTTTGCTGAGCCTGTTCGAACCATTGCCCCCAAGCCTTTTCCGCGCAGGCCGGCTTGCGGTAGAACCAGAGCCGTTTGAGCTCGTCGCGCAGCACATAGACGCATAACAGCGACTGATTGGCCGCCAGCAGTTCCTTCAGATGCACGGCCTGTTCTGGCTTCAGGTTATGACGGTTGCGCAGCAGCAACCAGCGACTGGACTTCAGAACCTTGCGGGCCGGCTTGTCATGTCGCAGTTGGTTGGCCTGATCCACCGTACCCGATCGATCACCTCGCGACCGTACTTGGCCACGACGTGGTACAGGTCAAAGACGATTTCCGCCTGCGGGCACTGTTCCTTGATCTCCAGCTCATAGGCCGTGGTCATGTCGATTGCGACCGCTTCGATGCGCTCGGCCACGCCTTCGGGGAGTTGTTCGAAGAAGGCGCGCGCCGTCTCGCGTGACCGTCCGGGTCCAACCCAGAGGACCTGTCGGCCGATCGGATCAACCACCACCGTGGCGTAGCGGTGGCCTTTATGGAGCGCGAACTCGTCCATCGCCAGATAGCGGATCGTCGACCAGTCCGGTTCGGCCACGCGCGCGCGCAAGCGCATCTTGTCGATCGATTTGACCGTGTGCCAGCCCAGATCGTAGAAGGCCGCCACGGCCTGTACGCTGGCGGTCTGCAGCAACTTCTCGCAGGCCTTGGCAAACCGCTCCGTCACCCGCTGGTAGCGGCCCAGCCAGTCCAGCTTCTCCAGCCGCGCTGCGCCGCAGCGTTCGCACCAGACTCGGCGTCGAGGCACGTGCAGCACCACCCGGTACTCGAACAACGGCAGATCACGTACCCGCCGTACGGTCGTTTCATGAATCTGCTGGCAACGCGCACCGCATTGCTCGCAGTACATGATCTGACTGACCGGCTTCAGGTAGAGCGACAGCGTGCGGCTATCGCCCTGCGGCCACTCCACCCGCTCCAGCCGATAGCCTGTCCAGCAACCTAGTGCCTGAAGTGCCTTGCGATCGAGCAATTCCGCCTCCTGACATCCATAAAATCAGGCGTCAGGTTACGCAATCGTTCTCCAAGGCTCCACGGTTTTCTGCGATGAACCTTTTTCTTTGTCGCGTGACTGAGAGGTTCAAGGTTGACACCGATAGAGCAGCCAGGTGGTTCTGCAAACCAACACCGGGTTGCCCGTGAGTTCGAATCTCACCGTGACGCCACGCTGTACAATGTTTCGCCGAGCGAATGCGCAGGCTGATGCGCGAAGCCCGGTCGTGCTGGTGCCATCGCAGACCTAGATCGTTAAGACGCCATGCCGTAGATCAGCGCCGGCCGCTCGACCAAAGCCCGCAAGGTGAAAGCCTCGCGGGCTTTTTCGTTTACGCGCCCAATCCGCAATGAGGTTTCCCTATGCCGATACGTACGATGAAGCCCTGTAAGCACCGAGGATGCGGTGCACTCGTTGCGGCTGGCAAGTCGTACTGCGCGCAGCACACCCATGAGGCGGTGAAGTGGAAGTCCGACGCGGTGCGCGGCAATCGTCATGCGCGGGGATACGGAACCGCGTGGGACAAGATCAGGCAGCGCATCTTGCGTCGCGACAGCGGCCTCTGTCAGCCCTGTTTGCAAGCAGGGCGCGTGGGCGTTTAGTCAGCACGCGGACACCGACTTGGCACTAAAGGCATTAAGACGGGCTTACGATCATCGTCGTCCGCCACCAGGCCTGATGTTCCATTCGGATCAGGGCTGCCAATACACGAGCACGCGCTTTCTCGCCGAGCTGCGCGCCCGTGGCACGATCCAGAGCATGAGTCGGCGCGGCAACTGTTGGGACAACGCGGTGGTCGAGCGCTTCTTCCGAAGCCTCAAAAATGAATGGATCGGCGACCAGTTGTACGTCGATCACCGCCATGCAGAGCAAGACATCACTGATTATCTAGTCGATTTTTACAACCATCGTCGCCTTCACTCGGCTGCGAAGGGACTTCGACAGACGTATCGATTTGGTGTTCAAGGCCAGTGAAACCTGTCAGCGCATCGCGCAGATTGAAGGGGTTGGCCCCAAGACGGCTACCGCCATCGTTGCTGCAGTTTCTGACCCAAAAGACTTCCGGAACGGCCGACACTTTGCTGCCTGGCTCGGTCTTGTTCCCCGTCAGAGTTCCAGCGGAGACCGAACGCACCTACTCGGCATCAGCAAGCGAGGCGACCGGCATCTACGCACCTTGCTCATACACGGTGCTCGCGCGGTACTCCGAACCGCACCAACAAAACATGACAAGAAACACGCCTGGGCGCTCGCGTTGAAAGCCAGACGAGGTGCTAATCGAGCCATTGTTGCGATCGCGAACAAGATGGCTCGCGTAATCTGGACGATGCTCGCAACCGGCCAGTCGTATCAGAAAGCAGGGTAGCAACTTCACCAACGATGCGTTGACGAATTGACGAGTGGCACACCGGTCGATCCGGGCGAGCAGGGAACCTGATTTTTATAACGGCCCTTGAGGTCTTCCAGTTGTTGAGGCCTGCACGTGCGGAATTCCAGTTGGGCGCTGGGCGATGCCCTGACGCCGGATATATGTACGCAATCGACTTCCGTGTCCGTCAACCTCCGTTTGCTATTGGGAGCAGTCCATATATGTAAAACGTCGCGTCGCTGATTCCCATCTTGCGGCAGACCTCCGCGACCGGCGTGCCCAGCTCGGCCTGCTTCAACGCATAGGCGATCTGTTCTTCGGTGAACTTGCTCTTCTTCACGGCATGACCTCCTGGTCTCGATGACAACGTCATGCCGAAATTTTCCACTTCCAAGTGGGACAGTTTTGTGGGCTAGGGTCAGTTTTGTGGGCTAGGGTCAAATGCAATCGAAACGCAACAGAAATCTTTCGGTGATATGTGCGCGATATCTTGCTGAAGGTATGCCGGCGTGACGAGGCGCGTGGTTCGAGCGACGCCCGTGACAATGCGAGCACGGCCGACTGGTCGTCGCTAGTGTATTGATGGCTTTTCGACAGTGACATCC